CGATGTTAATCACGAACGGCGTGGATGCCAGCGTCTCACCATTGCTACCAATTGCAGACACCTGGTATTGGTAGGAACCTGCAAGCAGGGTTCCGCCAATGGCTTGCGAAGTAGCCGCCAAGTTGGTAGGGGCATCGATATTATTCGATACCAGAGAAACGGCCAGGCTATTAGCGTAAGAACCCTGCCCGCGGATTGGATAGAACAAAGCAATCGGGGTATCAGTAGGCGCCGTAATCAGTGTCGACCAATCAGGTTCCGTTGGATTGGCAACGCCGCTTGTGGTGCCCAGCAGGTGGGTAGTTGTGCCAGTATCGTACATCAGCAGACCAGCGTATACCGCGTCTGAGTGTACGGCACGGCGAGCCCACATTTGATCGCCTTCAGTAAAGAAATCTAAACCGCAGTAAACGTCGAACGAAATCTGTGCATTCGGATTACCGTATTCAGCTTTGTAGTCGTCTGCATTGGTAAAAAACTTCGGATCAGGTGAACCTTGGTTGGACACAACAACTTGGCATCCAACTGCAGTGGATGTGGAGGTGATGACCTGCGACAGATCGATTTCTTGCACTCGAACGTCGGAAGCACGTTGGACTAAGATACTCATTCGGCGGCTCCTTCAGGTGATTGAGCCTCTTCCGGCTTGGTCCGGACCACAGCTGGTTCGGAAGGTTCGGCCCTCAGGGCTACTGCCACTTTTGGGACTGGTAGGTGAATTTGTATAGCACCTGGATTCCGGCCTACCCACGAAGGATCGACAGTCATACCTGCACGCAGGTGAACCCTACGGCGTGGCATGATCTGAACATGATCCTGTTTACCGTCGGCGTGGACCACCCCTACGTGCTGGGTAACTTTGGTCAGGTTAATGACCAGTACATTGTCCATTGTAAACTCCTATTCAAAAGGAACGAAAGTGAAACCTTGCGCTGGACCAAATACCTCTTGAAGATCAATTTCGGAAATCACGCCATGAGAACCTAATATTGGTTCAGAAGTCCATCCATGCACTACGAGGTTACTCGTAATCTTGTAGACTGATTCCTGTTCCACTTTATTCTCTAATGGAGGAGTTGGTACATTGTCATCCATTGTGATTCCGATACGGATCGGTACTTGGCCATACTGAATATTAAATTTGAGATACCCGCACTTATAGGCGAAGAGCCATCTGCGTACATATCCCAGGACGGTCTGAGGTTCCAAGCCGCTGTATTTGTTCGTATGGAATTCGACTTCTATGTTGAAGTTCGTAGGCAACATCCTGGCCGTAAACGCCTGATCCTGACCTGACGCTATTGGTACGCCGCGTCGTGTTAGCGAAGTCGATTGGTAACTCTCTTTGTTATGGGCCAGCGATTGAATGGTAAGAAACGCATAGGGGTACTCCACATCCTTACCATCAAAGAACTTTTGCAAGGTTTTTGTTTTATCGTTGGTTGTTGTGATAATGGCTCTACACTGGAAAACAGTGGCGAACCTTTTAAGCAATCCATCAAGGACAAAACTCTCGATAGGTTGGATTTCCATAAGGTACCCAAAATGAAGAAAGGCCGGATGACAGCCTATGATTTAGCTGCATCCGGCCTCTATGTGGAACGTTCTTACTTACGCTTGCCGGTCATGCCGCGCAGCACCGAAGCGAAAGATTTATCGAAGTGCTCTTCATCTTCTTGCTCTTCTTCTTGCTCGTCATGTTCAGAAGCCTCGACTTCTTCCTCGTCTTCAGTCAGTTCTTGCAGATCGTCCTCGTCACCCATGTCGAAAGCCTTGACTTGAGTTTTGGCGGCGGCCTTCACACGGGAAGCGGCACCAACTTTACCCTTACCTTTGGATGCTTCGACTTTGGCTTTCTCCTGAGCAGCAAAAGCCTGAGCATTGGAGGCTTCCAGAATAGCCACGGCGCGTTTAACGTCGTGAGCCTTGGAAGCTTTGATCAGCAGTTTACCAGCAGCTTCCAAATTGCCGTTAGCTGCACTTGCCAGTGCCAGAACAGTAAAGTCCAGGGCGTGATTATATTGCTTCATTTTTGATTCCTTTCGAGTTCTTGGAAGTAGGCGTGGGTTGTTTCATGAAACAACCCACTGCGACATTAGATGCGCAGGCCCTTAGCAACCGAGCGGCTGTTGGCGATGGAGATTGCGATCTCTTCGTGGATGACCCAACCCTTGCCAGGAATCTTCTCGTTCACGATGTCGATCGGAGCCGAATTGATGCCGCCGCGATCCGAGTAAGCACCGTGATTCAGAGCTTCCGAGATCACATAGAACTCGCCTTGGTTCAGAACCTTGTGTTCTGGATGACGATACGCATCCGAAGTGATGGTCATACCGTACATCACTGCCAGTTCACCTGTCAGCAGCAGTTCGTGGCGAGCGACTGGATCGATTGCCGAGTAGAACTCGCTGTTACCGATGATGTCCTGGTACAGGTCAGTAGCGATCAGAACGTGAGGAGCTTTCAGGCCCCAACGAGTCACGTTGGTCACAACTTGCATCAGGGTGTACGGAGTCAGCTGGCCTGAGATGATCGACAGGTTGTTGTCAACACCAACCAGTGCGTTCACCTGGTTATACCACAGACGGTCTTCAGTGACCATCACTGCTTCGGTAGCTTCCACATACTTCTCTTGCAGAACGTCGCCTGCACTCTGATTCAGTTCGTTTTGAGTCACGAACGGACGAGTAACAATCGACAGCTCTGGTGGAGTGTACCATTTGTCGCGGGTGATCTGGGTTTCGATGCGAGTCGGCGAAGTCGACCACACCGCAGTCACGTTCTTGGTCCGCAGAGGGAAGCGCGGAACAGTACCTTGATCAACGGTGATCTTGCTCAGATACTTACGCATGAAGCCCTGACGATTCGCGGTGATGTACAGCGATTCAGCCATACGCTCACCCAGGACGCGATGAACGGCTGGATCGTTTTGAGCTGCCATCAGCAGTTCACGATTTGCCTTAGCAGCAGCTTCGATCTGATGACCGGTAGCATCCGAAACCAGCGAACCGTTCGAAGCAGCCTGCAGGAATTGCATTTGCTTGCTCAGCAGGTCTTTCTTCGACGATGCATTGATCTCGCCGCCTGCACCGATGGCGCGTTCATTGGAACCCGAGAAGCGATACTCGGAAGCTACGGTTGGGGTACGCGCAGCTTGTACTTTGATTTTGCTCGACATTTGTTTCTCCTATTTAGTAGCTGGCGTCGATTAAACGGCCGAGAATTCGATACCCAGGAAGGTAACTTCCGAAGTAGGAACACCGATGATCTGGCCGTTGATTGCGTTGCCAGAACCCGACTGGTCGGTCACTTGACCACCTGCAGCCAGCTTGATCGCGGTAGCTGCCGACCAGTCCTTGGAAGCGTCGAATTCCGAAGTCCAGACTTGGCCACGCTTCAGCAGACCGATTTGACCGATGTAAGCACCCGAGTAGCCACCAGGCTGAACGTCACCTTGCAGAGCGCGCGCTTGAACAACAGTCAGCGTGTACTTGTAGGTCACGACCACTTGATCACCAACAGTCAGACCGGTAATTTGTTTGCCTGACACGCTTGGCGAAGAAACGGCAGCACCGGCAGTAACGTCATAAACGAACACTTGGTTCGGAACAGGAGCGAACTGCAGGGTGACTTTACCGGTAGCTGGAACGGTGAACGTTTCCATCTTGTTGGTGAAGCCTTCCATGAACGGGGCAGCCGAAGTACCAGCAATCGAGAAACCTGCGAACAGGTCAGCCGAAGTACCAGTCGATGGCAGAACACCAGCAGCTTGAGCGCCTTGAGCACGAACCAGAGCCATGCCTTCTGCGTCGATGACTGCGCCTGGGGCAACGATTGCCTCAGCGGAGTCTACGTATTTCGAGAAAGGACCGTAGATCATTTTGAAACCTCCATGATTGATTTGTGATACGAAATAAAAGTGTGGGTTGTGATTAACAACCTATGTTAGAACAGACGACGGGTGCCGTTCAGGATCTCGTTCGCGGTGACCGAGAATTTACCTGAAGTTACTGCCGAAGCCTTGAGAACATGACCAGGACGGCTCAGGGAAGCTTCAATCGGCTCACCGAAATCGTCTTCCATTTCCTCGTCTGTTTCCGCGCCAACTGGAACCATATCTTCATCAGGCTCGTCCATCACGCCGGTATTCATATCAAGGGCCTCAACATAACCATCGCGTACCTCTTCAGGCATTGCAGCGATTTTCTTGGCCAGCTCGATTACCTGCTTGGCGTAAGCTGGGCCGTGTTCGGCAAAGGCGTGAGCCAGAATACGCTTGGCACCGCTAAAACCAAATCGGCGGAATTCAGCTTCCAGGTGTGCTCGCAGTTCATTCGATTGATCTTTGAACATATTGCGGTTCAGACCTACCGAAGCAATAGCCAGCGATTGCTCGAAGGCCTTATCCTTCTCGGAAGCAACGCGACGCACAGCAGCAGTGGTCTTGTGAACTTCCTTGGCGACTTGAGCCTTGAGTACCGATTGCTTAGCCAGATTTACTTTAGCCAAAGCGAAGCCCATCGATTTCAGACCTTTGCGCAGACCATGCTGTTTAAGCTGCATTGCAGTGACTTGCTGGAATTGGTCAGTCAGGTACAGATCGTTGCGACCTGCCTTGACTGCCATACGACCAGTCATGGAGGCGATGATGCGATTGGCTTTGATCACCATCAGACGGGTACCAGCGGTAGCGAAGGCAACGTCTTCCACCTCGTGATCTGGAGTTTCGTCAACGTCCAGAATGCTAAGGTCTTCGTCGGAAGCTGCGGCTTCCTCTGGCTCATTTTCCACGTCTTCGATTTCGACGCCACCTTCACCAGACTCTTCGTCTTCCTCTGCCATCTCCTCGATGTCATCCTCCGAATCTTCCGAAGGAGTAGGATCCCAGTCTTCATCTTCAGAGGCTTCCATCTTGAAGTCTTGTTCGTTGCCTTCGTGGGTCGAACCGCCTTCATTGGCTTCCAGGACAGGAGGCTTCATGTTGTTTTCCAGACCGTCTTCCGAAGCTGTTGCAACCGCATCAGGATCGGCTCCTTTGTTTTGATTAGGATCTTTGGCTGGATCAGAAGCGTCCGGATCATCGAAATCGAAGTCCACGTCATCATCCATATCTGGATCGACTTCTTCCATGTCGTTCGCACCGATGTAACCTTGGTCAGGATCAACTAGGTTGTCGATGGTCGAAATGTTGGTGGTCCCAGGATTTAGTGGGCTACCGCCAGGTTCGCAATCTTTCGATTCACCAGCCTTAACAGCTTTCTTGGCCGTAACCGATTTGGTTACCTTCTTGTCCTTGGAAGCCAGCACCGGATGCGAAGCTTCTTCGTTAGAGAAGTGGGTCGAACCTGCAGCATCGTAGTCTTCTGGGTCAATCAGAGTATCTACGCTCATGTTATTTTCTACTTCGTGGTCGCTTTCTTCGATGGCCTCGGTGGTTTCGTTGCAATAGTGCAGCGAAGTCGAAGCCTTAACTTTGCGCTTGACCTGCGCTTTGTTCAGGATCGGCATTTTAGGTTCCTTCCAAATGTGTTGAACTACTGTGTAAAAATGTGTGATGTGATTAAATCATGTACTCTAGCAGCTCTGGTACAACTGCATATCCAGCACCAACCTTTCGCAGAATCTCATCTGCTTTCTTAAATGCTGGATTGCCATGAATATAGTCAAGAGCAGCTTCTATGGACTCACGATCAAGGGTGCCTCCAATATCGTTAAGAGCAGATTCAACAGCTTGAGCAACAATGTTGCATTCACCTTTTCCTAGGTACCGCTTTGCTGCTTTTATTTTGTTGGCGTGCAAGCCCGCCTTCTTGTCGGCTTTGTAGGAGTCCTCTGCGTCTACGATGATCCATTCTTCCGAGTCTAGGTAGTGCCGTGCCGTGGATTCATCGCACTTGCATTTGTCCATCATCTGCCGAATCAATTCTTTCTTGCGCTCTGGAGACACAAAAATCTTTGCCTTGAGGCGCTGAGCGGCTCGGATTTCGATCGCCATGTTAGGACTCCAGTGCAGTTATCAGTTTCTGAAGAGCTTTTAACTCGCGCATCAGCTCCTTCTTATCTCCCAGCTCAATCAAACTTTCGATACGATCCTTGGTTGCCTTGAGACTTGAAGTGGAATTCCTAATAGCGTCATCCACTATCTTTGGAATATCCTCAAGAGCGTCTTTATCGCCTTTGATTGCATCAGCCAAACGGTTGGTTGACCAACTAGCTTTCAGGCGAACAGCTGCATTGATTTCGATCATGTTCATTCCTTTGTCAAGTGCGTTTTAGTTTCTTATTCCACTCACCTGCTGCTTTAGTAGCCTCTGTTTTATTGGAGCACTTTTCGTAGCAGAATCCAGAGTTGTCACCAAATACGCACCAGTCACCATCTTCCTCTTCAACATAGACTGATTTATCTTTCTTTATTGCCTCTTTGGCGTTCATCGCCTTAATCCTCTGACTTGCATTGATCTGGATCATGATTATTCCTTTGTATGAATGGCGTCTGACAGAGCGGTAGTCCAGGCAGGGCTTTCAACCAAGGAAAGTTCTATAGGTTGAATACCATGGGCGTTCCTGAAGGCGATGTGCCGTTTGTTATCCCACGAGCGAACCTCATTCCAATCGATATCACGATTTAAGTTAATGTGGCCACAGCTACTTTTCTTGGTGACCTCACAACCACAGTAGGAACAGGAGAACGCATCAACCAAAGCTCCCATGGAGTAGGTATTGATGTCCCGCTCCATAACACGGCGTGCCATATCTGGATACTTGGTACGATCTAGACCTACAAGGGCCATAACCTTCCACAATTTACCTCCACCATAGCCTACAATACGGCGCAGTGCGGTATCGAAGATCACACCGTAGGCCTCTTCGTGGATTTCATTGCGGTGCTCGTAATGGAGGGGGCATCCAGTCCAGGCTTTATACGATTGACGTGCGATTGGAGGTGCCTGAAACTTTACAAGTTCAGCCAATGGAAAACCGATACCGTTTCGATTCGGAATATCAGAAGGACACACAGGCACTGTGGCCAGGACATAGTCCTCGATGTTCGGACTAATTTTGTAAAGCTTGGCAGCAAAAGGCAACCACGTGGCGAAATCTAGGTGTTGAAGGGCTTGACGGGCTGCCTCAGAGTCAGGCAACATTACCTGTTCACTCTGAGAACTCAAAATAATTCGTTCAGCCATTATCGTACTCCAGCGTAGAAAGTACCATCACCGTTGAACGTCACCTTTATGACCGTGAATACTGGCCAGTCAGCCTTTACCATTTGGTTGGCAGCAACAGACTGCGGATTAGTCCACATGGTCATTGCTTGATTCTCAGGATCAGGTGAGATAGCGATACCTGGATTGCAGAGTGTGTAATCTACGGTGACAGGACATTCCGATTGAAAGAATACACCTTGGTTGATGTCACCTGTTACCATTGAACTTAGTTGAATGAGGCAGACATCGCCGTCTTTGCCTGTAGCGGAACCCCAACCAAGTTGAACAGTAACATTCTGGTCACCAGTACCCCATGAACCTTTGCCTTTATAACCATGGTGATGGTTACCTTGAAAGACAACGTAGCCCATATTTTACTCCTGTGGTTTAGATTCTTCGGTCGGCTGTTCTTCTTCTGGTTTTTCCTCGGCCTGTGGTTCCTGTTTGGATTCAGTTGGCTCCTCACTTGGCTGCTCCTGAGGTTCCGATTTCACTTCAGGCTCTTTTTCCGAGTTGTCCTGGGCAGACAGATCAAAGGCAGTAGATGGCGTAGATTCTTCTGTGTGGGTGTCATCCTGTTCAACCACAGGCGGAGTCAAATCTGCTGGAGGGGCTACCGGAGGTGCTGGAGGTGTTTGAACAGGCGCGGGCGCTGCAACAGGAATGCCAACCAGTTTCTCCAGGCGTTCAATGGCCTGCGGGAAGGCGTGAGGATAGGCCAGTACGCGATGGGCAATACGCACTGGAACGCCTAAAACGAAGTGGGCGAAGGTGCTAAAGGAAACAGTGTCGGACGCGTGCCAGTGACCGCCTTCCGAAACTTCGTATCCATGATCTTTCATCAGTTGTTTGAGTTTGGCGTACATTTTGAATCCTTTCTGTTGAAAGAATCAAATTGAAAGGTGCGCCAAAAGTAAGGCTGTAGCCAAGGAAAAGCCCTCCGGGCCATAAAGACCGGGAGGGCTTAAGAGTTATTTGGAAACGTCTTCCGACTCACTGTTGCGGAGCTTCATCTTCTTCAACATCTTGAATTCCTTTTGGAGATCCTTGATGTTGGAGATTTGAATACCTGACGCAATAATGTCACGCATCTTCTGACTGGTATGGTTAATATCCAGACCATAGTATGCAACACAAGGAGCAGAGTGTTGCCAACGAATTCCAGCTACCTTAACCTGCATAGCCCTTTGGGTTGCAGGTTGACCTCGGGTATGCATTACCAGATAGGCAACACCATCCTCGATCATAGGATAAGGCTTGAACTCATTTTTGGACGCACTTGGCTTAAGTTCCATCCTGAAGAAGTTCTGCAATTGGTTCTTGGCACTGAACTTGTAGTTCATAGAACCACTCGCAACCTTACCAGATTTCAACAGTTGGTACAGATCATGAATAGCGTTGGCCGCACCAGTCTTTTGGAATTGCTTCTCCATGGTGAAACCAGCTTCCTGCCATTTGTTGAATTGCTTGATTAGAACCTGCGCGGTCTTTATTTCAGCAAACACATATGGTTCAACTGGTCGGAAGCCCAGCGCTTCAAGTGCCTTGGAAGCGTCGTTATCCTCTTCAGGGTAATAGACGATGGAGAGGAATCCATTCGATACGTTGAATTGCAGCTCCACATTCAGAGCCTCTTCAACCTGACGAATCTTCGCTTTCTTCAGCTCCTCTTTCTCCTTCAGCAGTCGTTCCTTTTCAGCCTGACGAGCGCCTGCCTTGTACGGCATGAATCGGGCACCCATTGCTTTAGGAGGAGCAACCAAAGGCATCTTGTCATGGATACTCTTGAGGATTTGTTCCCTCACGGTTATATCCTCGGAAACCTTCTTGGTTACAATGAACACTGCCGAGAACTTCAGACCAACCAAGTACCCACTGGACAGTACCACGGAGACACGCTTCTGTTTAACCGACGCGCTCTTGATTACGCCATCACCAAATTCGGTGTGAACTGCCTGCCCAATAATGGACTGAGCAAGTTCCTCCCGTTTACGTTGCTCAGGAGTTTTGGCGTCTTCGGAGTCATCAGCTTCTTCCTCTTCAACTTCCACTCCAGTGTCATTCTGACGAAGGTATTCATCAACACGAATCAGTCCATGTTCCGAACCCTTGAACAGTTCCAGACCTGGTACGTAAGGAACTTCAGCCATCAATGCTGCGTCCTTAGGTAACGGAGCTTCCTGCAGAGGGTGAAGAGTTAGACCGCCGTGTTTTTCACGGTACTCCTTGTAATCATCGTAACGGGCTTGATTAAGCTCCCGGTAGGCGTTGGCATAGGAAGCCAGGTCCTCCCAGGTGTTACGTAATTCAATGGATTCCGCGTTCATTGGAATCACTGGAACGTCAGGCACCCTTTCGTACCTGTCATTATCAGTATTCTCAAACTTGGCTACGGCTACCATTTTGGAAATCAGACGGCTAACCTTGGTTACGTCAACAGTCTTGTTTGTAACGATCCAGTCATAGTAGATTTTGTTACGCTCTTCTGCCTTCTTCATCTCCGGGCGGTTGATACGAGCGTTACCTTGCTCCAACGTACCAGGGTTCCAAACGTTCTCCACGCGGATCAGACGACTCACGAACTGGAAGTTCAAACCAGTGTTCATCGAGTTCTCGACACCAACCATCCACCTCTTGGCATCAGAAGTCTCGAATGCTGCACCGTCTTCCACCTTGTTAGCCGCAGTGTAGAGAATACCTGATTTCTGAAGTTCAGGCGAAGCCGCAGCAAAAATCTCCTCAGCAGAATCGATATAGTTGGTGAAGATCAGAACCTTACCAGGCAGTCCTGCCTTTATATGTTCCTCGACGATCTTAAGAATCATATTGACCTTAGGACTGCGCAGATCATCACCTTTAAGGACCCGGCGACCAAGTTCGTCACGACCAGGTGCAGTCAGGAACTGTTCTATACGAGCCAGATAGAATCCCAGTAAACTTTCTAGATCCTCACCAGCGGATTCATCAGCAGCATCTTCGGCCTCTTCGTCTTCTTCCTCGTCAGGACCCTCATCTCCGTTCTTCTGCGGATTTTCCAGCTGTAAAGGTTGGTTCTCGAAGAATTTCTTGAGAGTCGGATTGCTCTTGGCATCTTCCCGCAGTTTATCCAACGCTTCGGTAAGAATAGCCTCGTACACCGACTGCTGCGCATCCGACAGCTGGACCGGGTGCATCTTCTCCTCTGCAGTAGGAAGTAAGGCCGCCCATTCCTTACGCATTGCCTTGGCAACCACGATACGCGATTTGATCATCGACATGATATGGCTCTGGGCGCCTGGCTTCCATTGAACAACTCGGTTGCCTTTTACGACCTCACCAAACCGCGCATTGAATTCAGAACGCGAACCAAACAAGGTTGGGTCCAACATCGCGATCTGCAACGCCAGGTCGGACGGAGAATCGTGGGCCATCGTACCGGACGCCAGGCGCTTTTTCGGAATGTCTGCGATCAACTGGAGAGCAGCACGGGTACGCTGCGAATCGTTCTTCAGATTATGCGATTCATCGCACATCACGTAGCCAAAGTTGAACTGACGGAGGAACTCGATGATCGGGTAAATCTTGACGTTCGTAGTTCCGTAGCAAACGTCGTAGGCTTTGTTGCGCAGGACGTCATAGTTCACAATAACCACAGAGTTGCGAGGAGCGCTCTCAATCATCTGGGTCAGACGTTCCATACCAGATCGGAACAGCACGTCCGAGACGATAGGAATGCAGTTAATCTTACCTGCCGTGAAGTAAGTGACCTCTTTCACATATTGAGGCACCAGGGCTGCAGGGCACAGAACCAGGTAAGGTTGGCTCCGCGAAGCTTTGATTTCCATCAGGATGTCAATGATAGCCAACGGAGTCTTGCCGCCGCCTGCCTGCACAGGCAGGATTGCAAAGTCTGGAGAATCTTTGAGTAGATTACGGACCTTCACCTGGTGAGGCAACAGAGAGAATGGACGGTCAGGATTGTCCATAATCAGAGGAACCGAAGGTGGAGTCCAGTTAGGATCTACCCTTTGATTTCGAGCTGCTGCACAGATGGTATTGGCTCTAGCCACTGTATTTGCCAGGTCATTACCGTACTTGGCGATCAGAGTCATCATACCCAGGCGTACAGAAGTACCGCTAACCGAGTACCTGGCGTTCACTGCATCCATATTTTGGATAACCGCAGCTTGCGCTTGATCGATGAAACGAGCCAATGGGCGCCAGATTGGATCTCCTTCAATGGAAAAGTCCTTGAGTTTAGGTGCTTTGTCCGAGATAAATCGGTCGTGATAGGTTAGTGCTACAGGCCAATACTCCTCAAAAGGAATACCGCCTTGAGCGATCAATTTGGACGCAGCTACCGGATCGTTGGTCTCAATTTCCTTGGCTTCTTCTTCGGTGAAGAACAAAGCATCTGCGACTCCTGCAGTGGCAGCCATACCGACAATCATCTTCAGTTGATCATCATCCCATTTCCAATGATCCAGAAGATTGTGAGCGTGTGCAGCATCGCAAACCTTAAAGCGAGTAAGGTCTTGGACTTTCAGAACACCATTGGATTGGGTATAGGCGTAACGATTATTTACCCAGTCGATAAGGACTGGAATATTGGATGGAAGTTTAACGTGCAGAGGCGTCCCTGCCATAGCAGCTTCACCTGCCTCATGCAAATCAACGAGACTGAACGTATCATCACCACGATCACCAATCTGTGAATACAGGTCTTCGTATCGCGAAGTTTGGTCCAACTTCTCTGGTAGCCACATAGGTGAGCCGTCAGGTGCAATGGAAAGTCCAAATTCGTTGATGCGTGCCTGCCCTTCATGAATAGGTGGCAGTGTCTTGGAAACCTTAGACATCGGGAAGGAGGACGTCGGTGCATTGCCTTTGTAGCCCCACAGTGAAACCTGCCATTGGAGCAACAGCGGATACAGATCAACGTTACGAATCAACAGCCATTCAGTGGAAGTAAGTTGTTGAGCTTCGGCCTTAGTGATCTTAAAGTCAGCATAGATAACAGCCACTCCACCGGTGTACTGAAGGCGAACACCGAGCAGACATTCCTTGAGTTCCAGTTGTGTTTTAGCGTCGAACTTGGCTGCCTTAATCGCGTGTTCAGCAGTAATTTGTCGCTGTTGAATACCTGGAGTCTGCGCCGTGTTTTTCAACTCGTCTGCCAGAGCAGCGACTTTGTCGTCAGGCGCCTCACCTTTTCCATTGGTGAACCAGAAGCGCATCCTGTTCATGAAGACAGACACCCCGTGGCGTTCGAATTCAGCTAAAGGTACGGCCACAATGAAGTGTGGATCCTCTGGATCATTAACCTTTTTGAGTTTCAGCAGACCTGCCTTTTGGGTTTTCTCGACAACAGCCGCATATTTACGAATGTTGCCGCGATCTTTACCGAAAGAAGGATCGTCCGCGATCTCTGGAAACACTGAGGACATCCACAATTTCTGCATAAACACCGGTGCAAGGCCGGCATACTTTTTGGAATAAACATAAAGGAACTTTGCCTGAAGTTCCTTTCGAGACAGCTGGAGGTGAGGCGATATAACCAAGTTTGTGGTAGGCCGTAACTGGATAGTCATGATGGTCCTTAGGTTTTAGTGAACGTCACCTGTGAAATTGATATTTGTGTGGAGACGACGAAAGGGAGGTAGACCAGAGCCTACCTCCCTTTGTTTCAGCTATTATTTACTATACTGACATATCCGGCACACCATCGTCTGTCAGCACGTCATTCGGATTGTTTGTCAGACCTACACCAACATCATGTTCGGTATAGCCGTCGTCCATTGTTTCGTCTTGTAGACCTAAGTCATCGTCCGTTGGATCGCCATCGTTTAGAGCCACGTCGGTTAACGGCAGTTCGTCAGGATCAACTGTCGGATCATTCAGAGTTTCCTGAGCCTGGCTTTCCTCTGCGTGAATACGAGCATTGGCATTGATTTGATGGATCAGGGAAGCTGTCATTGGATCCTCCAGCAGATCCTCGGCGTTGCTAAGCATTGCGTAACTAATGCTTTCCAGTTGTTCCTTGTCGCAACCAAGGGCTTCAGCCAAACAGTGGAACTGATGATCCGAAGGATGGGGATTGATCTTCAGGAAAAGCGATATGATTTCTTCGTACATGGTAGGCTCCTAATGTCTGTGTAGTGATTTGAGTTTGTGAATACGCTTTTCCAGTCGAACGGCCCATGCTAAATAGCGCTGAGTGGTCTTTGGCTGTTGATCATGATCGAGCTGGTGCAGACGATGCTTTACTCGCTGGAGCATCCTGGAATAATGCGTGATCTTTTCCTGATTGGTTTTTTGTGAGAGCAGGCGTTGACCTGCAAGGATCTTCATCGTCTGCTCCTATATAAATGGTTGTGGCGCCGATCATGGCAGTCTTTACATAAATGCAGGAGATTGGATAGCACCGTTCGCCCTCCCCTACCTAAGGGAATAATGTGATGGACTTCCACCCCTTTGACCTTGAGATTGCGGCGTAAATGGTCTTCACACCAACCACCAGAGCGTTTGCGAACCTGCGCACTGATTTCCCACCATTCATTGGCCTTGGAGAAACCGTTGACTGTCGAGTAGCCGTCGCGTCGAATCTTGGTTACTCCGTTTGCGCCTCTGCGGAAGGACGCCGCCTTACGTTGGAACATTTGGAGTCCTTATTTGATGACCTACTTCGTCATATTTGCGGCCCTCGCAATCATCGGAGATCACACCATTTTGCAGCCAACCGTGATAGGCACCACCAATGTTAATCGAAGGTTGGACTGTGATGTTCGGAGCTTCTCCCGTTACTGTCCAACCACCATAATGTTCACCGTTGCTCCAGCAGCAGCCATCGATGCACCACAGTATTTTATCTGGCAGGATAACAAAAAGCGGACGCCGATGACTGTTGTTAGCCTTGTAGTATTCGCTTAGGTGGAGAGCTTGTAGGCGAAACCAACCGTTGAACTTTTCTCGTTTTGAGTCTGCCTCGATCTCCTCTTGAGTTGGTCCATAAAACATCGTGCCTACTGGATAGTCCGCACCATTATAATGCTTAAGCTCCACATCAACCAATTTGCATTCCCAGCTCATGATTGACCTCCGTTGGTCGATCCATCGGACCTATCGCTGGCTCTACGATCACCCATCCTATCACTCGAACGCTCAGCACCGCCGTTACCTTTATTGAGATACTTATCGAGGGCGGCAGAACCACTCCAGGTGGCCATATACGAAAGGAAATAGCCTTCAGTTAGAAGGCCCTTCATGGTCAACACCACAAAACCCCAGGTGGAAACAACTAGAGCAACAACTTGGGCGATTTTAGTCAACGAAGGACGATGTGGTCGATCCATTATCAACCAACGTAAATCCAGAGCATCGTCCTTCATTTGCACATAGGCCAGTATGGCTATGAAAGCCAAGGCCACCAAAACTAGTGCCCACTGAAACACAGGTATATCAAGAGGATGCTCAAGCAACATTCGTAAGGTTACGGTACTGACATCCATGATGATTCCTTTCAGTGTACTCCGTGGTGTTTAACGTAGTCGATGATGTGTTGGATGACTTCCAGCTGCTTGGCCGGATTGATGTTCTCCTCATTGATAACACCGATGCTAACTACAGGGTGAACCTTCGATTTCTCATCGTCATAGAATTCCAGGATGGCCTTCTCACCGCCAATATATCGACCTGTGCCGTGCCAACCAACCATCTGGAATGTACGGCCCTCACCATCTTCAGGATGAAATTCCGTAGTGTAGAAAGCCTTGTTTTGAGTGGTGGTCGCAGTGTAACCTAAACGATGCAGCTCTAACTCGATCTTCTTTTTGCCTTCTGTGGCAATCTTGGAAACCTGCGTGGTCCTAGCCATCAGTCGGACCGCCGTTTTAATTTCTTCCGCGGCAGTCAGACGTTTTAAAGCCGCAGTGAAAGGAGGCATTTGACCGTGTTCGGCCTTCAGATCAGACTCAATCAAGCCTTCTGAAGGCTCGGCAGGCTCATACGATTCGTACGACTCATATTGTTCTGGTTGTTGGTTTTGATCCGATTGGCTTCCGGTCATCGGTTGTTCCACTCGGTACGGAGTGTTCAGTGCCTGAAGGCGTTTTGCTGCCAGAATTTTGGTCATCATTTTGTCCATAAAGTTTGCGGAGTTGATCTTTGGCTTTTTCAATGCGATCTCTATCGGGGCTCAACAGATTTTTACCCATACGATTTTTGAACATTGTAAGGGCCTTCATCGCCGAACCGAAATCGTCTTTATAAATCGCTTTGAGTCGTTGTGCCAGTGCTGACGGCTCTAATGTAAAAATGTGTTCGTCGGTAAGCTGAGAAGGCTTCTGTTGACCTTCGTACTTTGGCTTGTACTGACGATGCTGTTCCATCTTGTGGATCCACGTCTTATCGTAGGCCTTTAAGACAGTAGCGTATTGTTCGTCCCTGTTATAGATTTGAATCCGTGCAGCTTTGTTGGAATCTTTTGGAAGGTAATAGTTAATACCTAGCCCTGGTAGGATCCATCTATAAATTGTTTCTGTTGCGGCGTGCCCTTCTTTATGCGGACCATGTGCCTTATCCAAAGCTCTTAGGTACGAAGGAGCTGGATGCACGTAGAACTGAAAAGTGATGGATTGGTTGTTGTGTTGAATACAGTAACCGTCAACTGCAAGCATGTTACGGATGTCTTCAATGCGGTCTTCGAGAGAAGCTTTAAGACGCCGTGTGGCGTTGATCTTGACAGGCGCTTGTCCGAGATCAGCACGCAGGTCGTGATAGAACTTGGCAACTGAAGCCTTATGTGATGCAAAGGCTTCACTTCTCATGAACTTGTGACCTTCTGCACAATAGGTGGGGGCCGCGGTGTCATCTGGCATTTTAGCCGTGCTTACGATTTTCGCCCCACAAACAGGACACGGCATATCGTAAACGTTCATTCTTCGTCCTTGCCATAGAGTTTACGCAGTGCCTTCTTGGCTGCTTCACCCTTTGCCTTATCAGCCTCGCTAAGATTTTTACCTCCGCGGTTGTAGTAAAAATTCAAGGCAGACATTGCGCCCTTGAAGTTACCACCATGCTCCTTCTTGATCTCTTTGGCAATCTCTCCAGCAGACTTGGAGAACAGACCTTCTGGAGTGTGGTGCTTCTCCTCAACGTCAGCACTCCATTTGTCGGCGGCCAAGCGCTGTGCAGCTTCAATCTTAATCATTTTGAGTTCTCCATCTGGGTCAATGTTTCTATAGTCTTACGGTATCCGTCGGCTATCAAACGACTGCGTACCAACGGAGACAGATTAGGATCTAATGAATTGGCGTAACTGGTCTCTATGAAGGCCATAGTTGCACCTCTAAGCTTACCCAATTCCACGTGGGTGGATTCCTGAGCGCTGAGCATCAGATTAATCATATGACCCACACGACTCAGAAGATTGGCACCGCTTGCCGCGTTTGAAACCAATTGAATTCCGATACGAGGCATATCTAAATCAAGACGGTCTATGGCAATATTATTCGCCATGCCTCCGTCCATAAGCGGACGCCCTTCATACATAAAAGGTTCGTACACAAACGGGATGGAGGTCGATGCTCGTACGGCGTCAGCCACACTCATTTCAGGTGTGGTGAGGTAACTGAATTCAATGCCACTTTCGTGCAGGATATCAGAGGCCTCTATTACCAAATCGATATCGCAGTCCTCGAAGGTCTTACATTCAGTTGCGATTTGAAGCCATCGATGTAAGGCTCTACCATTACAGTAGCTGAACTTAAAAGTCGACAAAGGAGACCAGGACATAGTAAACGACCAGTCGGTAGTCATGGCCAGGTCTTTCATTTCCTCCACAGACATACCGGAAGCCAATAAGGCTGCAACTATGGAACCTCCAGAAGTCCCTGCGATTTTATTGATGGTGTAACCTTTGTCGCGGATGGCCATCAAAGCCCCTACGTGGGCAGGAAACTTGAAACCTGATCCTGATAGAGCAACCTGTAAGGGCTTATACATTTATACCTCCTATAGATTGATGGTTACCTGAAGAGCAGACAACGGCATACCACTAAGTTGTTGCAGAGTTCCTATGAACTGATATTGATTTATGGAAGTAAAATCCCATTCGTCTGCGTCTGTGTCGTAGGTCGGTGTACCATCGAAAGCATAGATGAAGTTGTTTTCATCCATAGCCATATAGGTTGTCCAACTTGGAACGGTGATATGCAGTCCCAAATAATTCGTAGTCTTGGTTGACATAGCCATCACTCCTTAAAAAGCGTTTGCTAGGCTTTATATAGGTGCTTCACTTGCAAGCGGAGCTTAACTAAAGTTTACCGAACTTATAATGTCGGATCACTAAATACTGGATGGGAACCTCGCATCATAATGTTTTCGTCATTTATGTCCGGTGTACCTTTAGTATCCACGTAGTGTACAAACCACTGTGCAAACTGTTTTAAATTTCTATCCTTTGTTTGTTTGGACAGACTTCTCCACAGGTGTATTTGCTCCAGTTGTTCGTCGTAATTACGAAGGTGTGGGAAGGTATTTCCTGTTTTCTTGATGCCTGCAAGTTCTTCGCAGTAAGCTTTAAATTTCTGCAGTTCTTCCTGAGAAGCAGGTCTAAACTTCTCCATAAAAATAATATTGGAAGATGATTTACCTTCTGCACCAGATAGGTCTCCCCAAGGCCCTTCATAATGAAATCCTTTACCCTTTGGCTTAGAACTTATTTCAAAGATCCTTAACAGATAGGGATTCTTAGGATTCGCTAAGCAGAATTCAGCATACGCTGAAAATCCATGATCAAATTCATTAACCTTCACTGCTACACTTGGCAAAGTAGGGTGCTGAAATACGTATGACCATTTACCTTTACCTAGTTGCTTAAGACCCATTTCTTTAGACGTTTTATGTATTCTGATTTTCTTTCAGCCATCAGTCTATAAAAAGCCTGAACCTTTATCATAGGTGGCCCCATTTTATATGTTGCTTGATCTTTTGAACCACAGCGTTTTCACCTTTAAGATGCTTGAACGCGGTATAGCAGAGGGCGACCAACAAATTGAAGGGCAATGCCATCGACAGCCAGACTGGTGACGGCCAAGGTGTGGTTAACCCGGCTACAAGTAGACCTAGCATCGCCAATCCTTCTTTGGAGGTAAACAACTCAGCTGCCGACCAGTGCCCTTGTAACGCAGCCTTCATCATTGCCGTAAGATCCATATCTATAGCAGGAGCACCAGTAAAGTTACCACTAAGCCAGATCCAAAGCAGAAGACCTGCAATAGCCGGACCTGCGAGTTTACGCATGATCGGATATTGCTCCAGAAATTCATCGACCTTTAAGGCGCCTGAATGCAACTTCTGAAAGACCTGTGTAGTGTGCAGTTCATGGAAGACCTTCAGGATACCTTCTTTGTAGAGATCAGCGAAAGCCTTGATAGGTTTCAACAGCAGGGCAATCGAAAACCTAATGGCCTTAAAGAAGCCAAGCATGGGTGCAGTTTGGAAGGCTTCCACAATCTCATGTATTTCCAATCCGAATTCATGAGACAACTTTTCAGCCATTTTACGGAAGTGTTCAATGAACTCGGTCAAGCGTTTTACCATGCCAAGGTCTTTGACCTTCTTCCATAGATCGAGGGCTTCTACCTTTTGAGAAGCCGTCAGTACTTTTGGTTGAATAATGGAGGCTGTCAATACCATCCAGTTAGGTTCATCAATTAGCGCGCACAATTGCTGCATGCGAGTCTGATAGTCCATATCACTGGAGAACCCTCGTAATCGAGTTGATGCGTTGATCTTAATCATTGTAGGTTCCTAAGACATGAACGGATCGATGATGACTATTTGCTGACCTCTCATCATCACGTTATTTTGGTGTATGTCGAGGTACAGGCCATCAGGAAAAAAGAACTTGGCTAAGACAGCGAGATTTTTGTCAACCTTTTGGGTCTCCAAGTATCGCCAGATGTTTGGACGACTAAGTTCATTAGCAGTTTCCTCACCACCCCAAAATAAAGTGCTGTCATTGATCTTATCCGCTATATCAGTACGCTTCTTGGAATACTGCTTTCTCCACTGAGTATTGGCCAAGTTCGCCGCATAATCACCAAATGCTTTGTACTGTTTGTTTGATGCCGGAGTAAGTTTTTCCATGAACACCAGATACAGATTGGCCTGCTCTAGGTTCCATCGATCTTTTGTATCAAAAGCCTTCTGCGCGGACTCTACACCTATGATCTTCGGGACATACGGATTGCTTTGATGTTTCTGGCAGAACGTCACGTACTTTTGGTACATAGGGTCAGTCTCAAGCAAGAGTTTGACCACTACGTTTGGCATTGTTGGATGCTGAAACACCTGACCATACATTCCTTTGCCGAGACTTTGTATGCCTAACTTGCCGAGACGTTTCACGTACTCATACGCCGTCTCTGCCAGTAGTCGTTGTGCAGCACTGATCTTCACCGGTATGTTCCACATATGTTTGTTGTAGCACTCAGCCACATTGGACTGGCTTTCTTTATACGTGGCCTGAGCAGGAGAGCCACATTCTGGACAACGCATGACCATCTCCTTTTAAGTAATAACTGACACTTGTGGATACGGTAGGCCGCTCCTGTAAGGTCCCCATGGAGAGGCAGGAGTGATGGTGATACCTACGGAACCAATTGCACCTCGTCCCAATTTTGTAGGATCTGCATCTCCAGCGCCAGATGTGTTTCCCTTAATGATCAAGTTCTGTTTCAAGGGCTTCAGTTCGTTGTTTAAACGATTCTCGATCTTGTCGGCCAACCCACCGTAGGCAGCAGCATGATCCACGTTCAACGAAATCGCAGCACCTTGGAAATCAAACTGCTTCTCGCCTTCGGCTAATTCTTGTGACTGGAGAGCCTGAACTTCAGCACACAGCAGCCAGTATTCACGCACAGGACCTTTGGCATTGGTCATTGTGAAGTTGGTGAACACTCCAGAATAGCCATTGAACATGTCCATACCACGGCGCAGCCAGGTCATTACAACTTCGTCAGGGAAAATCAAGTCAGAAGTACCAAACAAAGTGGTTCGTGCCTTATTGATTTTAGCCTTTACGTCCTTGATTGCATTTCCGATGGAGGGGTTTGTGACCCAGAGCTGGGCTGTCTCGGACCAAACAGTATTTGGATCCACAGCATTACCATAGTTCCATACCACATTGTAAGCCTCCAGTGATTCGGTCATTGGTGTGGTGTCAACAGTAGCCGCGTAGTAATATCCTCCAGCAACCCGTTCGTATTGCTGAACTGGGGCCGAACCTAGCAAGGTATTATCCTTGTAGACCTCCAAGACTACAGTATCGTACAGGCGATCCAGAACTATGGAAAGCTTAGCAGGTTTTCCACGAAGCTCTATCTGATCCTGAGTACCGATTGGTGTTGTAGTTAACCCGGTTACGGTGACGTTTTCGGCCGAGAAATACTGTGACTGTTGGCTTTTATCTAAAGGCTTTAAGGTCAGAGTGTACCGCAGCTGGTACTTGCTGTTAATGTCCGAAGGAGGAACCGACGAAGGGCAGTTAATGACTGCACGTGCTATCACCGTGTTCGATAAACCGTTGGACTGAATTTGGTAGTCGAAGGCGTTACCTGACGAGTACACTGTACCGACGGCATCCATAAATTCCCAGGTGACATAACCACCTGTAGGGTCCACGGTTGCCGGGAATGAGAAGATGGCAGTACCAATAGCAGACTGACCGGCTTGAATAGTATCCACTAAGTCAGTGAAAGCATTTGGGTCCTGCGTGGTGTAAGGTACGAAATTTGGATCAGAAATGGTGACGGCCACCAATGCAGTTAGGACACGGGCATTGGTGGTTATCAGCAGTTGAAATCCGTAGTCCACGTTGAGATCACCGTTCTGGAGCAACAGCTTTACCAAGGGATCATCAATTGCAGATTCCTGGAACACCAGGAGCTGGCTAGGGGACGCAGGTGAAACAGATTGAGGAACAATGGAGGTAATGATTTCACCGAACTTTAGGAGTTCTGTAATATCCGCCACTACCTCAGTATCGGTATTTGGGTCTTTGGAGAAGACAAAGGTTTTCATTTTTTCTTCCCGTAACGTTCTTCGTTTTTGCGATGTTGAAGCTCTGGATCTGCTTCATCTTTGAGACTTTTGAAAGCTTCCATCCATTGGTCAAGGCTGAATTCACTTAATTTTGTCACATGGACTGAAGTGTCCGGCCATCCTGTGAGCTCCGTTGATCTGCCCTCAGGATCTGCAAAATAGTAATAGCCTTTGCCTTTGTATAGTTTAACTTCAAGACCAAATTTCTTCTTGACGGCTTTCTCTATAGTGCCAGAGGTCAAAGCTGCAGTTAACCGAATGGCTGCGTTGATCTTCATTTCTTCAACCTCGCAAAACATTCCACGGCATTTATACCATAGTGATTTAATACCGCGAGCGCCATTTCAACTGCAATCTCTTTTGACAATGGAATGCTCGCGTAGTCCTTACCTGAATTCCCGGTGCTACGAACTGAAACCTTTACACCGTCTTCGTGTGCACTAAGATTAACCAAGGCAGGGTAGTCGTTATGAGGCTGAGTGTATGCGTAGATAGTCATGGACGTCCTCAGCGATTAATGATGTTGGCGATCTTGCGCAGTTGTGTTGTGCTAAGACCAAACTTGTCGCGCAGCCATTCCAGATCGTATTCGTTTAGCTCACTGCCCTCAGAGACTCGAACTATTTGGAAGTTCAGAACAGTCGAGCCTTTCTCCTTCGTCGGCCTCATATTAAGCTGCACGCCTTTTGGTTTCATCAAGGCCTTCAGCTCTTTGTAGATTTGAGCTGCGATCTCGGTGATAGCCTCAGGATTCTTTATTTCCTTTCGGAGCGTGAACTTCATCGAGTTGTCGTCCATCTCAAACTTTGAGAACGCATCCTTGTAGTGGAACATACCTAGATGAATTGTGGTTGGGTCCACGTTCAGCTGGATTGCCAAAGGCACCACTCCCAGCGCACTGGAGTAGTTTTCAAGGCTCAGCAATGTAGAGATTGCCTTAACTGCCTCTCCAACGGAATCAACGACTTCACCTTGGCCTAACAGTTTGTTAGGCACCTCGTATTCGTGGTTGAGATCAATCGATACGGTAGGTTCTTTGGACAACACCCATTGAATCGAGATATACAGGTGAGGAGCAACCTGGCCCTCATCGTTGGATACGTCCTGTAGCATGATGTAGGCGGTAAATACCAAATCACCGTCTGGACTAACCGATACGTACAGGAAGGTTTGAGAGTCCCTAAAAATTACGTGTTCATTTACCAAGGAGGCTACCATGTCCACGTATTTCTGGAACTGCTCAGGCACATGCTTTTGCGCTACAGTGGCCAGGAACTGCAAACAGTCTTTGAGAGCAGACTGCACCTTCTCTTTGAGAACCGTAAACTGGCGCATCAAAGCTTCGTATTCTGGTCCACGGCGAGTACTGAAAGTCATTTGAACTTGCGTTTCTGCTTGTTCAAGCCCGCGCAGTTTCTCGTACAGGTCTTCAGCCATATTGTACTGGGACTGAAGCTTTTTCATGTTTGGAACCACAACGTTGCTCAGCTCAGGATCAATCTTGTGCTTCAGGCGATTGACGAGTTTGCGCTGTTCCTTTATGTCGGACGGAGTTAGATCAAAGAACACTGGAGGGAGGGTGGCCGCCATAGCTTTGAAGGACGCACCAATCATTTGCTGCTGTTTTTTCAGCAACTGCTTCGCCTCATCAACCTCTTTATTAATCTCTTGGAGAAAACGCTGAGCGTCTTGCATGTAACGGAAAGTTGGGACTTCCATGATGTTCCTTTTCTTAGGTACGGCGATAGCCTGTAGAGTTGTCATGTACCAGATTAGAGGTCTGGGGTTTGGTTTGGACGCGCCCTCTACGGGGCAGTATGTTGTAAAGTTCTTGTGGTTGAATTACTCGGACCTGGCATTCCCAGCCTAAGGTTTGTCGATTACGAGTGTTCCAGGTATTAACCGACTGGACGATCAACGCCTTTCCGTAGGTAGAGTCAGTAAAGATGTCTTCAGCCTGCACAGAAGGAACCAATGGACTTAGCACAATCTGGAAAGGTTCTGTGCTATCAAGAAGCGTGGTGTCAGAGGACTTGTTAAGTCTTGGAAACTCAAAGAACGCATCCTCGGAAGAAGTCTTGAATTGAATTTCCACGTGAGTGAACACTGTAGGCTCAGCAAAAGATACGCCTACCAAATGAGGTCGACCATCGCAGTACTTGAGAATCGAAATCTCATTAACTGGATTACCGTCTATAGTGAAATTTGCGGCCAACGGTTTATGATCCAGCATGACCCTGAAGATATCTAAGGCCACTGCACCGTAAGGTAAGACCTCGGTGAAAGAAAATCCTTCAGTGGTTGCCCTCCATGGAGTGTATCGCACATCCAGGGCATCCGTGGATTGAAGCTCCACTTGATCCGCAGAACGAACGATGCGACGTCCATAAAGAACAGTGTATCCACCTACATAGCCACTGCCAAAGCATACGGCACAAGAAGCCTCGGTGAATCCCGGTAAGGATGAATCGAAATCAGACGCTAGTTCATCCAAGTTGAACTCTACATCGACTGGTCCGTTGTCTCCGTAATTCCTATCAAGTGGAATCCGTGCTGGCAATGAATCAGGAGACTCCGATACATTGTCGAAGCCTTCCTGGAATTTGTTTACAGGTGCAGCAGGACTTACAACGGAGTCAAAGGGATTAGTGCGCAGTGCATCATGTCCGTAGGCTGATACATCAAAGACCGCGCCTGAGATTAATTCGTTTATTACTCCAGGTTTCGCTTTCCCTGATTCGTCGAGACGGGAAGCCAAATGCTTCTGGCTGGATTTGCAGGTACATTTCTGACCCTGGTACAAACGATTGTACAGACATCCTTCGAATCCTTGGACTCGCATAGCTGCCTGGGAACGCATCTGCTGAGTCGGCAAAATTTCTTGAATAGCACGAGTCGCAACATCCGACTGACGCGCATTAGAGGACAGTATTTTATTTGAGTTGGAGGTGCGGACTGGCATCATAGCCTCCTTGCGTGAAACGATTAAATTGCCAGCAGAAACGAAAAAACCCGGCCGATCAGTTAGAAGGGCCGGGTTTGATTATTCGTAATCCACTACTCCATTGTCTGGTGCCTTATTGCTTTGCGGCACCTTATTCTCAGGTTTGTTAAGAGGTTCAACTGGAATTGATCCACCTATTTGACAGAGACTCAAGACTAAATCAATGCGCTGTAGACCAAAGGGATCCATTTAACCACCTCGCAGATTGGGCGGTGGAACGTCCGTTTGAGTACCGTCTGGTTGCCAGTACTTAGCGTGTCCTTCCTGCGCCAGACGTTGGGTTGACACTGCACTGACATGACCGCCGTGTAGAAGAGAACCGTTGAGTTCAACGTATATCCGATTTCGACTCTTTATATTCAACACAGGAGTACCATCCGGATCAACGGTGTATTCTATGTCCACGCCCTTTTGGCGAAGGTCGTTAAGTTGTTCAATGTCCATCTTGTTTCCTCAGCATAGAAAGGTAACCCAAATGTTTTGCACGCTCCAGAGCCATAAATAGAGGACTCTCTTTAGGAGGTATAAATTTCTGTTCTACTGACCACTTATGTGTCATTAAAGGAGATAAGGCAACCAGCGTTGGGTACTCAAGGTTAGGCACCAAGAACAGCTGGAATCCATTACAGTTACCTAACGCTACAGCACTAGGGTTCCTTTGTGACACATTATTAGTATCATTCACAAACTTAGTATGCCAACGAGTGACTTTGATCTCGCCTATGTCGAAACCTAAGGTGCATCCTACTACCTGCAGATTCGAGGTTCCCATGATGACTGGTAGCTTTTGAGACTGCCACCATTTGTCGACCAATCTCTGTGCCCTTCGCTCAAGCGCTCCGTTCTGTTTTTCACCTGCCAGCTTTTTCGTCAGGAACGCATTTAGTCTCTGCTGGGCTTCTTGAAAATCAATGGACTGCATTGTAGACCTTCAGTATTTGCGACGCCATTCCCCATGCTTCGTCTACTGTCTTGCACGTGAACCTTGTGCTCCTGTATGATCCGTCCGGCTTCTTAACGTCCAACGTGTAAATCCTCGAGGAATCGATCTTGATAATTCGATTTCGATCAGGAGAAATCATTAGCAAACTAGATGGAGACAAACACGTGTACCAATCAGGTGGTGCCTCCTTCAATCGTTCGGCCAAAGCTTTCATAGTGATCTGTCGAAGGTCACCCATGACAGTGGAATCACGGCGGAAGAGTCGTTGGGTCATTTACGTTGCTCCTGTTCTGAAGGACTACTGGAAGAAACTGAAAGTTGGTGTGTACGGGAGCTACCAGCCAACTTGTAATTCACGCAGACCTCGCGAGGTTCTGCTACTACTCGGAAACTAAAGAGATCAAGGTCTTGATTGGCCGCGAAGGAATCACCCCATTTCTGGAGCGCCTCTCTTAAAGAAGGTACTCCTTTGGAATCATGGATGGCCCAGCATACCACAGCGAGAATGAACTGATTCTGTTGTTCTGATAGATCCTTGTACTCTGCACGCCATCGTTGTGCTCGCTCCGAAGGCAGTTCATTAGGCCTCACCTGAAAGCGCGGGAACGTCGAAGGCCGCAGCAACGTCTCCAACGGCTGTTTCTTCCAATAAGAGTTATCTAAGGCTATCCAGAAGTTCATGTTGGAATCTCAAAGGAACGTGCGTCATCAAAAGACACCTTGAAGCCTGCTGCAGTTCGGTGTCCTCCACCTCCAAAATGTTGGGCTACCAATGATACATCGACTCCATCAGGATTGGACCTCAAGCTAAATACCCGCCCGTCCTTGGTGTCAAAGTAGGTAGCAGCAAAGTCATGACCTTTCGCCAATTCGTGACCTAGATCAGAAGCGTGGAAATGGTTGGTGTTCACAGCTGGAACCACGTGACCTTTAATGTTAAGGTATCGCTGATTGCCTAACAGACTCTTAACTCGTTGCGTATCTTGCCTAATCAACGCATTGCCGGCCTCTAGTATGGCCTTAAGATTTTGATCCAATGTTCCGTTATTTAACCATAGCAACCAACCTATGAGGTCAAATTCCATGGAGTACAGGAATGCGTTTACTGCACGAGTGTTTGGATATTGGAAACGCCAGAGGTCACGGTCCTCGATGTAGAGCAACAGATCAGGAACAGGAGTATCTGGATAGCACCACATCCATGTTAGAACTGCTCCGCTGTGGTTGGTGTCCAGGAATTTAGTAAGCCTTGGATGTTCAAAATCCTGCAGGAATTCAATAGCAGTCTTATGGTGATCGATGATCGTCAGCGAATTTACTTGAGCCAGCATACGCTTAAGAACTTCAAGCGGGTAACTGAAATCAACGAGATAAACATCTCGTCCTGCTACGTCAGGAGGTTCATGCGAATAAACTCCTGGATAGAATTCCGCGTTTTGATGCTTGTGGTAGAAAGCGGCTGCTGCGCCTTGTCCATCGCAGCAACCCTTATGATAGATTACCAAAGGTTTGTTCATTGTCTTCTCGCAAAAGTGAAAGAGTACCTTCACTTTATATTTACTAGCGGTAGCGGCGACCATTCCTGTAGGACATATTTGACGGCACCGGACCCTTTGGATGCGACTGAGGATAAAGCAAAGCTCTTTTCCTGCGTGCCTCATCTATTCGCTCTTCCTCGGTAAGCTCACGCCTGTCGTATAGAGTGATCGTGTTGTGATGGCCCTCGCGATCATGTTCAGACAGGTGAATACTTTTCTCTGGATCGAGCTTCCACGTGTACTGCTTGTTGAACGTGGTAGAAAATGAGCTATCTGGCTTTCCGAAATGCTTTTCCAGGTTCTTTGCAGCCTCATGAAATGTCTGGCTAGATGGCATTTCAAACATGATGCTTTCATGAGAATTCCAGCTATTCGGCACAAACCTGAGGTCGTCCGCATCTATACCTGCGTACTGGCGAATGTATTTGCGGGCCAGTCCTTCATCAGCTTTGGCTGCCAATAATCTTGCAGACGCATTGATCCTCATTTTACACCTTTGGTATCTGTGAAAGTCACCAGAGAATTAAATGACTGTCCTTGAAAACCAAAATAGAAATCCACAGTACCGTGTTCAGTAGACCAACTGCGATAAATACCTTTACGATCAGAACCCTTATAGGTAGGATTTCCTAATTTATCTGTTATGTGGGCAATAATTTTAGGAATTACTGCTTTTGGAAAAGTAGGAAAAGTAAAAGCTATTTCACCTTTTCTATTTATATGTGGTTTAATTGGCTTTCCGGGATCACGTGCCTTGAGTCCAGTAATATCATAAAAATATTTGACAGCCATATCTAAATCAGCACGCCCACCTGCACCTGCTGCTTTAATACGATAGGTAGCGTTAACCTGAACTGACGCCGTTGACCTGATACCTAATAAGTCTTGGAAGATAGCAGTGGTGTATGCATAAGATTCCACAATGTTTGGATTCTCTTTTGCATTCTTGTTTGCGATCTTCTTGGCTTGTGCCCACGCAGTGTCTACCTCTTCACGAGTGAACTTGCCAGAGTCCACAAGCTTATCGAGATAGGCATTATCACCGGCCATCAGTTCGGAAGTCTGTCGAGGTGTTATAGGGCCTTGTGGAGCATAGGCCTTCAGGCGATGTGACGCATTGATGTTCATTGCATTCCCCTTTATGTGAGAAAGATTCTTAAATATGGAAGTCACATAGGCGAAGTTATCAGATTGACCTGATTTAGCGGCCTGGGCTTTCGCTTCGTCCCATTTCTTTTCGAGTTCGGCAACAGTACCATGTCCTTCCTTTGCCAATTTTTCAATGTACGCGGTAGGCATGTTTTATTCCTTTCCTTCGTCCCTGCGGACTTTTTCTTGAAGATGGCGTAATTCTTCACGACGGCGATCAAGTTGATCTTGCTCCTGCGATGGATCATCGCCTTCCCGCTTCATATCGGCGATGTCCTCTACCAAATATTTGATTTCCTTACGAAGGTCTTCCATACGTTGATGATCTCCGTGTGGATCGTCACCTTCAAAGGCTTTTAGGCGCTGCGCAGCTTTGACCTGAATCATTTTGTTTCCTTATTGAGGATAGATTTAACTTTGGATTTGGTGAAGGAATAAACCTTCATCCAGAACGGAGAAAATGCGGCACCTAATGCGATACCCACTACAAGAGACACGAAATTCATGATCCGTCCTTTCAATAATCAAGTGCGGTTGTGTGTTGCTTTAAAACTCGTTGGCCTTCAGGTGTATGGAATACTTCCATCATTCCTTGGTGCATGTTCTCCGGGAAGTCCTTGTACTTGCACCACTGGTAACCTTTGTGCTCCTCATTAAGCACAGGATAGAACTCCTCGTCTACCAAGGCCAGGAAATTGGTAAACTTGAATCCATCAGGATAATGTTTGACACCTACTAGATGCAAATCGTAAGGATGATCCATATCGAGTCCAGCTTCCTCGAAAGCCTCGCGCCTTACTGTGTGCCGGATGTCTGGATCGTCGTCGTCAACGCCGCCACCTAAGCAACACCAGCAATTGCCGTCGTCACCATCATCGGAGCGGAGAAGGATCAGGAAGTTTTCTGTTTCTGTGCAGTAGAAAAGTGCTCCAGCCCCAGTACCTGTTTCACGTCCTGCGCGTAATCTGTGTAGTGCTTCAATCTTCATTATGGTTCCTCTTATATAATCTGTTCTATGTAAAAATCCGAATCTTTATAAGCTCCCATCTCGCTCAGGAATTTTTTAGCGTTTTCACGTGACTTAAACTTATCTGCTTCGTCCAATCCAACTAAGTGATCTTTATCTATAGTGGTGTAGATGCGGCCGCTCGCCTTATCTTGATCATCTAGGTGTAGGTATCGAAGAACGAAGTAAGGCTTAGGAGGATTCTTGCGTAGAATACGTAGCTGACGTCCAGCTATTAGCCTGTATGTGGCACGTATCTTCACCTTAGGTTCCCTTCTGTAGAATCCAAATTTCGCATCCTTCTCAAAGCCCCTGCTTCCGTACCACTTCTTAAGCAGCACAGTTGGTACGCCTTTGCCGTAACCATTCATACGTTCAGGGAACAATTCCAATGGGACTCCGTACTTGTCGGCCAACCCACAGAGCCAATCTAATGCCTTCGAAGCCTGTCCGTTGCCTTGGTCAACATTTATTATCCTCCAGATATAAACGTCCACAGGACGTTCCTCTAGAGTTAACCGCACTGTACCGAAATTGCGATAGTCCAGATCAGACGCCGCTGGAGGTTTAGTTCCTTTCATGTACTCTTGCATGAACTTTGGGATGTCCATCACTCGACCCCAGCGAATTTCTCAAGCGACTTGGGTAAGCGGAATCCCACGGTGGTCCAGTATTGGATTTGAAGCGAAGGATCCACATAACTCTGAAGAGCCGTTGCTCCAGTGACTTTGCTTCCACCACCTGCCACAGTACGCATGTGGTTCAAGGCTTTACCCACCTGTTCAGCTAATTTGGTGAACAATGCTTTAGCCTGTGCTTCATTTTTCGGTTTGCCTTTTTCAAAAGCTTTCTCCATAGCCTGCGCGAATAAACCGCTACCTTTTACCGTGCGTAACTTGTGGACAGAAACTTCTTCTGGGGCACCGCATTGACGGAACAGTTGATTGACCTGGGTTGCAGTAACTGGAATTTGTCGATTGCCCTTCTGCACAGTAAAGATTCGGTCCTTCGGATCTTTGTTGGCCAACAGTTCATTCAAGTTGTGAATCAACATCTTACCCTGAGGGGTCGATTGTGTGATTTTATGTGTAGTAGGTACTCCGTCTTTGCCCTTATAGCGCAGAGTAATGGAGCCGTTTGGAGTGATGGTAGCGTGCTTAACCAGAAGCGTTGAAACACCAAATGTGGCCGAACCTCGTGCCTCATTACCTACTGAACCTACCCGTGCTGAGAATTCATACAGAATTTCCAGGATGGTAGCGGCCACAGTAATCGGGTTTTCCGGATCAAACTTCTGAGCTAATCCTAACCATCGTTTGCGAATCGAATCTACCTTCTTCATCAAGGCTTCAACCTTTTTGAATTTGGCCATCGATTGATCTTTTTTGAAATCGGAGGTGTAGAAATAAGGCCCTGGGCTACCGTCTGGTCGCTTGGCCATGAAGACCCAATCACCACCATCAGGTCGACCAAAATTCGGGTTCATCTCTACCGAAGGGAAATTAACTGCCGATGGAACACCTTCAATCAGCTTGCCTTTGTTGGTGTAGAAGCGACCGAGATCGTCAACCATACCGGTGAACCCAACAGGCAGCATGTGATCGATACCATTCAATCGCAGGTAGTCGTTCACTTCCTTGAATGGGACCATGTGGTGACCGGACTTGCGAATATAGGAAGCCAGCGCATCTTTCCAGCTTTGGTTAAAATCACGACGTAGCGCCAGGTACTCACGGTAGGTCTCTGGATTAAGTTCGCGAACCTTTTGAGCTTCCTCTGGAGTCATCGCAGTGTCTTTGCGACCTACCAGTTGTCGAACCATTTTCTCCAATTTGGCTTTAGTAGACTGTTGATCGCCTACTTTAGGGGCCAGGCGTTGAACAACAAATGGTGACTTAGAGAGGCTTGCAAACTTGACCAATTTCTTTGCCATGTTTTCACTACCAGTCCTAAAGTAGGAACCAATAGCGTGGAGCAACTCAATCTCCTGAGCAGGGACTTCGTAGTCGCCTTTACCTTGAGGTACTAGCTGCTTGAGTATTAAGCCAAGCTTTTGGAAAGCTTCCTCTTTGGAACGACCTTTTAGGATGTCCACCAGAATATCATGCAAGGCAGGAATGGACTTACCCCAAACTGGAAGCACCTGCTTAGCCAATTTAGAGACCTCTAAAACCATTTCTTCGTCAGCCTTACCAGTAGGATTCTGATAGCGCTCGGCAAACATTGCGTACATAATCGCTAAAAAATCTGTTGCTCGGGATGCGGTAATAATCATTGTCTGCTCCTTGGTTCAATGTGATGAAATTAGGATACAAACGAAAAAAAGGAGACCGATCCACAAGGGAAGGGTCTCCTTTTTAGGAACTACTCGTTGTAGATTACGCCACGTGTTCTTTCAGATCAACCTTTGCTACGGCATCTACAACCGTAACAGTGTGAATGGTTGATACCGAAGTACCGGTTGCAGTTTCTACCAGGTTGGCTGTGCCCAGAGCAGTGAACGCAATGGTTACAGTCATGGACGCTTGATCGAACACGGCAGAGCCGACTGGAGCGTCGAAAGTGAAGTCCACAGGGACGTTCATGCTTTCGCCTTGGGTACCTTCAGCGGTAACGTCGAAGACTTTGGAGGTTCCGATAGTGCCTTGGATTTGCATTTGATGTGCCTTTACAGTGAGGTTAGAACAACGATAGGCCAGAAATAACCGTGGCCTAGGACGGTGATGAACCACGAAAAATAGGACTAGCAGTGCTAGCACCAACAAGCCTAGGAAAAAGAGGACCGACATTATTGCCTCCAAAAGACAGACAACGATTAAATTTATAGTTCCTCTTATTTACTGGCTTTTGCCTTACCTCCAGCTGAACCGATTTCTGCCATATGCTTTTTATTTCGTGACAAAGAGGCTCCACCCTTCTTTCCTGCAGCACGAGCCTCCTCTGGAGTGAATTGGTGAGCAGTTCCTTTAGCATGAGCTGCTTTACCACCCTGAGAAGCGATCTCTTTTCGTTGCTCCGGACTCATCGCTGCGAATCCGCGTTTTGGTTTGTCCATGATTTTCTCCTTAGAAGGCTATACGCTATCTGGTGCGGCGTTACCTGTTGAGTTCTCGGTCAAAATAAAGCAAGGATGACGACCACCAATGCACTGGATACCCCACCCGTTGCCTAGGCCTAGGCGTACATGAGAAGTCGAGGGATCGCGCACAGTCGAAAACTTTAGCATGGCTACCGTTGCCTTATTGGCCGAATTCAACGTGTCGAATCGACCTAGCAGTTCGTCGATCTCGATCATGCGTGCACCTTCAGGCATTTCAGTTGGTACAGGACGCGGACCAACGAAGGTAACAACGTTAGGTTCCGATGGATCGAGAATCACACTGGAGAATTCTTTGTGATGTAGGCCCAAACGTTGGCGCAGCAATGTTGTTCCTGGGTTGGCCTTGAACTCCACGCCAATCAACGAGGATTTCTCCGTGCTAAACAACGCAGTACCGTTGAAAGCAGCAGCGCACATATCCGCCCTCAGGGTGTGTTCGCCAGGACCACTACGCATACGTGACTCCATAAACAGAGGTGCGTCAAAGATCGTGATGGCATTAACAGCAGGGAACAGACGTCGGTCGATATAAAGAGAATTCGGGAACATTAAGGCTCCAGGGCGTAAGAACTATCATCGGCGGCGTTATCTTCAGAATTCTCATGCTGACACTGAAGTTCAGTCATAGACTCTTCAGATTGGTCTTCACGTGGTTCTTGAATGTCAGTTCCGTCGGAATTACGACCTTGCAGACGATTGGCGTACTCGTCATCGTGATCCAGTTCTGTTTCAGGTTCCTCGTCTTCTTCGATATCATTCACCACTTCTGCATACTTTGCCTCCAGTTTGGAGTACAGAGTCTTTTCGTTAAGTTCATTGGAAGCAGACAGTTCATCTGCAAACTGCGTAAGCCACACATTGTCCTCTTGGCCGAACCAGATTTTATGATACCATCCTTCTTTGTATCCATGATCTTGGCGGAAGAAATTCAGGACATTCTTTGCCAGATAGCCGGTGTACAGTTCTTCATCGGACATCTTACAGTCCTGAGATTGAATGGTGCGGAAGATACTTACGATATATTCCAAAGGAGCACGCAAAGCAGCAAAACCAAACAGAAGTTCCATTCGGTCTTGAGGAGTTAGCTCAACCAATGCATACTCGGCTCCCGGATAAAAAGGGTCCGGCACGTATCCTGCTTTGCAGTAAGTAGAATTCAGGAACCGCTCAGCATTTTCACCTTTTTCACCTGCATAAATAATTGTCTGACTGAGAATAAAATGCCAGATATCAACGAGTTCCATCTTGACATTTTGCATATCCGGAACCTGCTTCTTCCACCATTTCCAACCCAACGATTCCAAACCTTCCACGCCTTCTACAGCAACAGCCCGCAGGAATGGATTCTTGGTTTGTTTCCAATTTTGATCGATTTTAGAATTCATACGATCCTGAAGTTCAAGCATTTCTGCTAATGGCGATTTTTGAGTCATTTCTTTTCCTTGGTTGTGCGCAATGCAGGATTGCGTGCGCGTTTGGTTTTGACTTCCGACTGGGTTGTTACGGCTACCGTGACTGGATGGACAGGCTGAATACTTACAGAGATAGATCCAAGCGGCGCGTCAGGTACAGCGTAGTTTGGACCAACGATATTGGCGTACCAATCTACGCGAATGCGCGGCACGCCAATGACGAAACCGTCCGTCTGCTCCATCCTTAGCATGTGCATCTTTGGAACACCATATGCGGCCAGCGCTTGTTTCAAGACAGGTGCATATTTGTCGAAGTCGTCGATACGTCTGATGCGCGGTTCCTCGCAGAAAGCATTGAACACATCGTCTTCGGTTGGTTGATTATCGAACACGAAGTTCGAGTTCATTGCTCGATTCTTTTCTGCCGGATGGTGCAGAATGATATTGACCAGGAATATGGTGTTCATTTCCGCTCTTCGGTTGTAGGTGATTGGATGCCGATGTTCTCGACCATGTCTTGATGGAGCGCGGCACAAAGCATCTTGTACACGTGCTCCGATGCTACGTGACACTTATAACTGCGTGCGAGTTCTGCGTACTGTTCGTAATCGAAGTCCCTAGACCAGCAGTTCTGTACGTGAGTGAGCCAGTTAATTGAGGCCATGACTGGTCTCCGATACCATTTTCTTTAGGCTTTTCATGCCGGTTCCTCCTGTGCGACGTCAGCAGCGACAAGAAATGCCAGCAATAGGATTGGAATGTATTTCATGATTGACCTTTAAACGAATCAAATCTAGTGCCTACCAAAGTATAAGCTGCTGCTTCCATTGGATCATCTGGCATTTCTGTTAGAATCTCAAACCCAGTTCGATTGGTAAAGCACAGGCGCATGTATGAAACCAATGACAAACACCATTGATAATCAAAGTTTGGATTACCTACGTTAAGATATTCTTTATGAATATCGAAAGCCAACTTCTCAGGTTCCTTATCCAACTGATCCCACTTCACAGCTGGCGCAGGTGAAAATTTATTCAGCTCAAAAGTTTCCTTGGTTTTTCGATTCACCAGGTAATAACAAACTCCCATCAAGCCTCCTGCTGTACGGCGTCAGCAGCATCCTGCAGAATCCAGCCTGGTTCGTCGTCTACCCATACGTCAATGCGAATGCCTAAGGCAAACATATAAGGGCGCTTGGCCTTCCGGGCGGTAAAGAAAATGCCGTCTACTCGCTTACCAAGCACTTCCTTTACAGTACGACCTTCGGCTTGAGTACGCATGGTTACGCAATAGACGTTGTGGCCGTTTCGGTGCATCAAATCAATGAACTCGTTCCACATTTCAGGGTCACGAGTGTAGGTATCGTCAAAATCCAAAGCCAGATTCACTGACGAACTCCATTGAAGTAGTCGATACGCTCACCGAGAATCCAACTGAGGGTAATCATTGCGCGCAGCTGACGCTGCATACGATCTCGCTCGGTAGGAGGCAGCGTTTTGTAAGTCGGATTGGTGTCAATGAAGGTACTCAGACCTTGAATGCGATTATCCAGGTCTTGCTTTTCGTCTACTACTCGTTTTTGATGTGGCTGAAGTTCCATGGGAGTTCCTATTTTAGTCCTTATGGATAAGACGAGTTGATCGGATGGCTGCTTGCAATTCGATTTCTTTTGATTTCAATTCTTGGCGAGCCTCGTTTACAGCATCAGCCTGAACGAAAGCTCTAATACCTGTGGCGTGGGAAAGCTCCTGAGTTTCTCGGTCTAAAGCATTAACAGCCCTGATGTAATTCTCTGCTGCCTCACACAGATTTGTCATAACGGTAACCATTCCTTAAATTTCTGGCTCAATATATTTACTGCATTCTCTTGACCACGTTTGAATTCGATTTCGCCTTGCCTTTTAATGGCACCAAGGAACAGCATTACAGTATGTCGATCCAGTTTCTCAGGTACCAGATAATCAACAAGTAACATTTGATCTGGTAAGCGGAAGATTTTCACACGCCAATCCACTGGATCTCGTTCTCGCATTAAATACGGAACTAGCTTCACTGTCTCCTTGGAATAATTAAGGTCTCTGTTGATCTCATCACATACCTTCTGTACTTCATCAGGAACTGGATTCAGACTGACAAACTTGTCGTAAGGATAGCAGCAACGATTAGCGGTAGCACATTGATACGAACCGCATTCATGCACGCTGGATTTATTGAACTTGCAGTTCATGACGTGGAAGCTCCTGAAATTGGGGTTTAGTTTCTCTTCGCCCTGTTACGAGGGAACCAGGATTGGACTCAAAATCGAAGTAGTAATGCATGTAGAACCGAGTCCAACGTAACGCTTTTCGCCTGCGTGCTTTAGCTGAGCGTACCTTGAGCGGAGCAAAGCCTTTGTACACCTTGATTGTGTAAGGTAGGTCCAATATTTCCATCATTCGCTTACCGCATTGCTTTTCTTCAGGAGGCCACTTCCAGAGATCGTTCATACGAATCTCACGTGTTTGAATAGCCAATAGAGGACGTAAAGTACGGCCGTGGCATTGACGACCAAGCCGCTGGCCATCAAGTACATCATGAAATAGCTTTCCTTTTCCAGATAGAAATCTTCCAGAGCTTCTTTTATGTTTGCGATTAACCGGGCCATCATTTCTCCTTTTTAGGAATCAGCTTAGGTTTCTTCTGGTCTTCGTTCTTTAGTACCTTTGCCATTGCCTTGAGGACGCGAGAGGCTTCCGAACGGCCGTCTTCACCTTCTTCGGTTTGAAAGGTGATACCTTGGCGCCCAACCTTGAATTCAGGGTCCTTGGCTGTGGCGTACATTTGACGTAGGCTCAACAGCACTGGACCCTTCTTCTCCATTTGGATCAACTCCACTTGGATGGCTTTTGTTTTGGAAAATTTGATTAGCATTTTGGGAATTCCTTATTCGAGAAAGAGTATTGGTATTGTCCAGATCCTAAGGAAGCCTTAAATAGAATAGTGACTATTGACTGACCCTCTTGTAGAACGTCCTTATTGTTTTTATCTAGTATAACATTACCTACAAGAAGTTGTTTGTAACGCATTTCACGTATGCGATAGGAGGCCCGACTATTCAGAACTTCTTGCCGCAGATCATCACGCAGCAGATCGTGATCATTGAAGATATTGAACATACTGCGGAATACCATCCTGACGGCGGGAATACGCGTACCTTGGATGCATTCAGCCTCCGTATTGAATGCAAAGGTCTGTTTAGTTAAATCATCCTGAACGTAAATCATGTTCATCCCTTTACACAGAGGATTTGTTTTAAGGTGTGCACAACCTCTACCAAATCGGACTGTGCTGCCATAACTTCATCGATGCTCTTGTAAGCCGCGGGAGTCTCATCGATAACGGATGCATCTTTTCTGCATTCGACTCCTTCGGTTGCCTTGACATGATCTTCCACAGTAAACCGACGCTTTGCTTCAGCACGCGACATTTTACGTCCGGCACCGTGGGAACAGGAACAGAAGGATTCAGGATTTCCTTTACCACGCACGATAAACGATTTGGCACCCATCGAACCAGGTATAACTCCAAGCTCGCCGAGCCTAGCACTTACTGCACCTTTGCGGGTCACCCAAACATTCTGTTCAAAATGGTTTTCTTTCTGAACGTAGTTGTGATGACAGTTTACTGCGTGCTCTTGGCTCTCGATAGGGCGTCCCATGAACTTCTCAAAGGCATCCTTTACTGCTCCCATCATGAGCATCCGATTGTTCTGCGCAAAGTCCTGTGCCCAGGAAACGGCCATCATATAGTCCGTGTAGTAGGAGCTTCCTTCTGGAAGATAGGCCAAGTCCGAATCAGGTAGCTGGATATGCCAACGCTCCATCTCTTTCTTTGCCAGTTCGATAAAATGCTGGCCAAGAGCATTGCCGATACCGCGAGAGCCTGAATGAAGCATAATCCAAACATCCTGATTCTCATCCAAGCATATTTCAATGAAGTGATTGCCTGTACCTAGAGTACCAGCATGGTGCGGTTCTGCTCGCCAAGCATTGAATTTCTCCAAGACATGATGAGCGCGTTCCTGGGAAGTTGCGAAATGGTCATCTTTATCGTAGTCAGGTTCAGAGGCAATGAACAGTTTAAAGTTCTCTTCGGTGAATGCTTTCATATTTTACTCCAGATATGAGAAAGGCAGACCCATTGCTGAGTCTGCCATGTTATTTACTGTTTATAAGTGATTGGAGTTCAGAGATTGGAATCCATTCACCTGTCCATTCAGTTGCGTCTTCGGGGATACATACCAGCCGATACCGATTTGATCGGCGTGGGTAGGTAAACGCCAAAGGATATGTGCTCCATCTTCTGGAGGCTCCTCAGAAAATTGACGCCAAAAGGGCACGCGTTCTGAATTAGCAAGTTGCTTTTGCAATTCGATACGTTCTTTGTTGGCGCTTTCGTAACGACTCCAGCCTTGATCGGCCCTCAGAGTTTCTGCGGCTAGGCGTCGATGCAGGGCATTCAGGTCCTCATCGAAAACTTCTAATGCCGCCTCCCAAACCCCATACAGTTCACGGACTGAAGTGAGTTGGTACGTTCCATCGGGATTACGCTTGAACGTATTCGATCCGATGGCAGTCGAGGTATCTCGTATGTGTTGCTCGAACTGTTCGCGTTTCATTTATCTTCCTTTAGCTGTTGAGGGCGTCCAACGCTCCAGAGGCTTTCATGCGTCGAACTTCACTGATGCTTACACCCAGCTTCTGGGCAATTTCTTTGGTGGTTCCCATAGCATGAGGCTTCTGGCTCTTCTTAAGTTCATCAAGAAGTGCGGAGCGTTCCTCCTTAATTTGAAGGCCGATTACTTTCTGGATGCTTCTACGAATCATTGACTTTAGAACGTTGAGGGCAGCGATAGCACCTTCATTAGTACGTGCTGCATCAGCATTTACTGCCTGGCCGGTTTGCTTAAATACGAATGCGCACAATAAGGCATTGTCATGTACGCCTGCAAGGACTTGTGCTGACAGTTCAATAGCGTTCTTCACGTCCGCAGGATCAACGGATGGACTAAACAGTTGGCCAATAATGGATAGGCCTTGCAAGACAGCGGTACTCATTCTATAGTTCCTCATACTTGTTCATTTGAATTTCCTTCGAAATTTGATCAGCTCTGTCATGGCCTGTAAGGCCACTTCACTGCGAACCATGGAGAGTGCGGAATTACTGCTAACAGTTTTGTAGATCGAGGCTGCCTCTCTTACCTTACCGTTTCTTAATAAGGCCGTCGTATCCCATTCGATCAGTTCTTCGCAACATTCCGCAAGATGCTTGGCAATGAAGGCACGTGCTTTCTCCATAGCACTGGCATGATTGACCTCCATTTAAATCTCCTCGATTGTGCAGACACGAATTCCTTTGGCGCGAGCTGCCTCGACTTTGGTGCTAGCCTTGCCACCCTTCTTGTACAGCAAAATAGTTGTCTTTGCTCCGTATTTAACGACCTCAGCGCCAAGAATTTCGACGGCGGCTTCGTGGTCAGGATTGCGATATCCTGTGAATGACACTCGCTCTCCATTTAATTTCCCATTGGTCGGTTTCTTTTTCTTTATCACTTTCGGCGGATTGATCTTCAGGAGCTTCAGCTTCAGGATAGGGGCGAACCACAACTTGAAACGTTGAACGCCTTCGAAGAATTGGCGAGCAGAGGCAGGACCCATGCCTTTGATCATCTCTACGGCGCCCCAGTTACGTTCGTTCTGAAGATTTTCAAACGACAGCTTCACGAAGCCCTTCAAAGGATCTGAATCACCTTTACCTAGGAAGTGTTGCTCAATCATTTCCAGTTTACGCTCACCAAACGACTCGAAGCAGTTGGAGGCGTCCATCAACTTTAGCAGAGTAACGCCTTCATCTATCAGAACACGGCTGAATTCAACATAGATTTTTTGCGTCATGGCTTTACCCATACCGGCTTCTGCGAAACCTGTCATGCGCTGTTCATATGAAATCAGATAGGCCAGCACGTCAGGGAATCCAGCGGTGTAAAGCTTAGCCACCGTCTTCTGCGCAATATGCTCAATACCAAGTGTAGCAAAGAAATGGTGAATCTCACGCACGTCAGAATCCTGGTGGCGTTCGGCCGACATAAAATGTACACCTTCTTGTACATACTTACAGTCAGGCACAGCAGGTTTCTTGGCCTTTTTGACTACGCCGACGATTTTAGGGATAACGTCCCCTGAACGGACGAGGCGCACTACTGCACCGACACCAATTCCACGTTCCTGCATCCACTTAGCATTGTGAGCTGTCGCGTAGGTTACAGTTACACCTTTCATCTTCACAGGCTTGACCTTGATCTTTGGAGTCAAACGACCTGTACGCGAATGCTGCCAAATCACCTCGTCGACCACAGTTTCGGCTGCATCTTCATCGCCATTGACCTTAAACGCGATGGAGAATTTAGGGCGCTGTGCGTTTTCGTACTCAAACACTTGACGAGGAGCTATCAGGACTAATCCGTCAATCTCATATTCTGATCTCTTACGCTGAACAGAAAGCAGTTCCTCAAAATTTCCATCAACGGAAGTAAGTGCATGCTCAACCACTTGAAGACCTTGGTCACGACACCAGGTGAGACCTTTAAGAATCTCCTCATGGTACATTCCTAGGACCACAATATCGATGTCTTTCAAGCCTGGATGCGGCTTCATTCGATTAAGCAGGCCAGCCACCATGTTTCGGGCGTTATCGAATCCGTCCTTTTCGCCCTTGGCTGCCTTACTCCATTTCTTTTCAAATGTCTTGGTCTTCATTACTGCTTCACAGCGAAGCGTAATGTTGGTTCCGGTAGACACTAACTTAGGTAGGTTTAGGTGAGGGATCAGAAACGAAATGTCGCCACCTAAGGTGCCGTCGCCTCGAGTTACGACCTTGGTTGGCTTTCCGTTGATATACTTGACTTGCAGTGAAGAACCGTCAAGCTTGTGCATGAACAGTAAGAGCTTGGCCTTTTGTTTGGCGAGCCATTTACCGATGGTCTCTGGATAGGCCTTGCTTAAAGAAGGCATGAACTCTTCCAGTTCAACCTCTGTCTTTTTATTGATGACAGGCGCACCAGTTTTGCGCAGTTCTTTCCATTGCGGATCGAGCTTGCGAATTTTCTTTTCCAGATTATCGAACTGCGCGTCGGTTAATCCGCTAGGTAGTCCATTGTTGTACGCCTTGTTGGCCTTCTTGTATAAGGCCTTCATTTCGTCAAGATTCATACTTCACCATTGCCTGTGCATATTCGCTATCACGCGAACAGAAGGTAACTCCGCCTTGTGGTACCCACCCGTCTTTGATAAACTTGTCAACTTCAATAGTCAAGTTTAGTGCATACGTATGTCGCACGATTTCATAATCGATGATCTTCATTTTTGCCCTCTCAGGATGGGTCATGTTTATTCCAATTCGGTGTTTTACGACCGGCTCTGTAATCGTCAATCAACGCTTCCGCTTTAACGATAGCAGGATTCAGTTCAAACAGCTTATTGTAACCATCCGTCTCTAAAGTGAACTCCGCGAGACACTGGCCACCTGGATAATCAGACTGCACTATAACTTTGTCGCCTCGAAAATCCCACCAGAAGCTAGGTGCTGGTTTTCCCATGTTTAGCCTCGATAGTTTCCATAATCTTCTTTGCTAGTCTGTTACCAACGGTAAGTTGAATCACTTTTGGTTGCCATACTTTGCGCCGTTGATACTTTCCGTCTATTTTGTAGCCTGTAAAGCGACCTTCCCGTTGATTACGCGAATCCTGCTTGCCAAGTAGTTTGATGGCGTTGATCACCTGCTGATGTCGTAATAAACGACTTTGGGTTTGTTCAGAACTATTTGGAGTCCAGCTAAGTCCTTCAAACACAACAGGATCGGTAGGCAGTTCGATCTTGAATGGTTTTTCAATCCATTGGCCGACGTTTAAGCGCTCCTTTAAAATATTCATACGGACCTTGCTAGCTGGAACTCTCGGCATCAACCACGTCCAAGCCTCTTCGTCATCTGCAGCGTGTCTAACGACCTCGCTCTGGAGCCTTCCTGCCCTAAGGCGAGATGGCGTTATGAGGATCTTCTCGGACATGGATTTGAAGTTCTCCATGGTGTATCGCAGCGCACGCTCATACTCATCTTCGAATTGCTCCATCAAAGCCACCTCCACAGAAGCCATAAGGTGATCAAGCCACCGGTGATCATGGAGTAAGGTTCATGAATCCAGTATACCACACCCATGATTGAAAAGAGCACGGTACTTTTGACTACGAAAACCACAAGGTCTTCCACAACGTTTAGAAATTCGTCTTCCTCGGCGACAAATGCTTTATGTGCGGCTTCGCATCCAGCTTTCCATTCTTCGGCAGCAATCGGATGAAGGTCTGCCGGAGCTACAGGAGGTGGGCCACCGTTGCTATTTTCCAACCATGCGTACGTTTCATTATAAGCTTGTTCCCGGACAGTCATTTTACCCTCCGCATTCTGCGCGTTGTTTTGTTTTTGATTTGAAAGAATTCGTCACGTATTTTCGGTGCATCACCCCAATAACGACAAATGCAAGAACTAGAAACCCAAGGACTATCAGCATAGTGCACCTCAACAGAAAATAGACACTTCTTATTTACAGTATTGTCCTGCCAGTACCAAGTCTGAAATTTCTTTGCGACGCAACTCCAAACGTGCAAGCTCTTCCTGCTCTACCAGAGACTGTGTGTATTTAAGCCATTCGCGCTCAACACATTCCTGGAAGCTTTTGACGGTCCACCAAGGACCTTTGAGATAGAACTCACAACGGATATGTGTACGATGTCCATCATAGCTGTCTCCATCCCATATCTTGATTAACACGACGGTTTCACCGGAGTCCTCAACCAGTAGAACATCGATGCAATCTAAAAATGTACTGAACAGGTTGTGTCTACTCCATGATCCGTCTTCGTTCTTCGCCAGAAGAAATTCTTCCAACGAAACATTAGATGGTTCTGTCTTGAGTAGAATGTACCCTGGATATGTACAATGCCCTTTATAATAAGACCAACCTGGTTTCCCTTCACGAATCGTTTCACGCAAAGCGTATGCTAATTGTGAATCTGTAAGACGAATATAGGAGTTGCAAATCTCGTACTTACGTTTTATGGCGAGAACTTCTTCCTCGGTCATAATTATCTCCGATAAATAGAAAAGGCCTACGCCTTTTGACAGACGTAGGCCGGACTTCAATTACTTGGCAGCGCGTTCACGCACTTCAGCCAATGTAGTTTCGCTGTAGAACTCGCCAGTGTGATAGACTTATGGGTTACAAGCCCAATGCGGCGTTAACGCGAGCACGCATTTCGGCCAAACGAACCTTGTTGTAGAACACGCCGGTATCCCAGCGCAACTTCATTGCGTCGACCCAGCCTTCGGGAATCGGTTGCAGCAGGTCGTGATTGCGATACTCACCGGTCTCCGTGTTGCGAATCGCAGTGATGACGCCCTCCAACGACTTTTTACCCTGATCGGTCACTGGATCTTTTGCGATGCCAATCCACTTCAGGTCTGTCGGCGCATGATCGTACGGGCACATCTCGTCGCTCATGCAACCACGTTCGCAGTTGCACTTAGGTACGCGTACCAGAATAGCGCTGGCCTTCTGCCCGAACTTGTACTTGTCGCGGTTGACCTTTTGCAGCAGAGCACCGCCCGAACCGAAGACCATGACCGATGCGGCCCAGCACAATACCATTAGCTTGCCCAGCAGCATGCGAACAGCTTGGTGATCAACGCCGTCGCCTTGGATCACACCTACGTTATTCAACATGCGATATTTGCCACAGCTTGTATAGGTTACGCCGTAGGCTTCAGCCAGCAATTCCAGAATGGCCGGAACAATGACCATCATGTCACCACTGTCCGGGCGCAACACGATCTTGGTCGGACCACTCTTCACCAGTTCAACGATCTCCGGTCGGCAGAAGACTTTGGCGCAACGCATCGCGTCCTTGCCGTCGATGACGATGGAAGCGATAGGCAGTCCCATCTTGTGGGCGGTCTTGATTTGCTGAACAACGTACTCATATTCACCAGCCTCGTCCAGACCGAACGAGCATTCGACGCTGTGCTCGGTAGCGAAGACAGAGAATGCCGCCATGTCCTCGTCATAGTAGTGGTTGGCAGCGACGATGCCCTCGATGGTGTCGGAGCCCATGAAGTTCAGCAGGTGAGCGGCACCGCCGATCTGTGCTTGCTCCGAGCACGTTACGCCACGACCGCCGAAATCGTGCAGCGCAAACGGCAGCATGTTCATGTCGGCGTTAGTCAGCTTGTAGTACTCGATGATCGACTCGCGGATATCGAAGTCGTCGGTAGCGATGGTAGTCGGATACCAGTTGCCGCGCAACACGACGGTCTCGAATCCTGCGGCCATCCAGTTCAGCTTCGGATCGAACGAGGTTACGTTGTACAGCGCTGTGCCACCTGGCACCACCGAGCCTTCGTCGATGGAGCGAATGACCAGTGGAGGATAGCCGCCGTGTTTGTTGACGACCTCCATCCAGTCATCGTAGCTGAACAGTTCGACACCGAAGTGTTTCTTCGCAAACTCACGTGCTGCGTCCACATCTGTGGCAGTGATCGGGTCCTGAAACGTGGATTGCAGCAGCTGCTGCTTGCCAGTGTACACGATATCGATATCGGCAGACACGCGCGCCGTGCCATAGCACGTCATGGCCTCGATACCTTTGCGGTAGGCAAACGGGTGGCCGAACTTGTAACTGTCCATGCGCAGGATCAGCGCGATCTTCAGGGGTGGTTTCGGGATGTACTGGACATCAAAACCGTTAGGGGCGAACAGTTGAGCGATTAGGTTCAGTTGGGTTTGCATGGTAAGCTCCTTAGTTTTTGATTGAGAGGTTGGCCATTACTTGGAACAAGTTGGCACTTACGTATTCGATTGGGATACCGGCTTCTGTTGCCCGGCGAACTTCGTCTTCCACTCCAGTGGAGTTTTGCCAACCCGGCAAACAGATGACCATCAGGTGGTCACACCGTCTCAGCAGATTGACAGAGTATGCTCCCCAAAAGGCATAGTCGCTACCGAGCCCGGGCACTTTGTCCAATGAGAAGTGATTGAACAGTGGACTGACGATGTGGTGTCCGGGACAGTGCAGCATGTAGGTCCCCGAGAAAGCCATGATCTGTTGCATCAGCAACTCTTTATCGTCCACTTTGGAGTAGGGAGCTGCCAGATAGATCAGCTCATCTTGTGGCTTGGTTGCGGCAATTGCAGGATATTCCTCAGCCAACCACTTACAGTATCGTTCCCAGCTTGGATGCATGATCAGTCCCTTATCAACGAAATCATCGTTTCGGCCATCGAGTGATGATCTTCGAACCAAATGCTTGGATTATCTAAAGCCTCGGCGAAGGGCATCCACTTGGCATTAGCAGTTTCAACGCGAACTCCACCTCCTTCTTCGCCTAAGGGCACGAGTTGTCCGCTGACCTTAGGTAGCGGTTTTGTGTCGTCAAGGCGCACCAGATAACACGTGGTGAAGATACGGCCCCTCAACGAGCGCTTCGGATGATCGAACTGTTCATAGTCGCGGATCGAACCTAACAGCATATGGCGGGTGATCTCCTCGCTGCGCTTACCTTCGGTAAGACGAATACCGGTTTCCTCAATGCACTCATCCACTGCAGCGTCCTTAATACGCTGATGCGGTTTTACAAATCCGCCAGGTAGAGCGATCAGGCCGGCACCGTATTCCTCTGGACCACGTTCGACTACCAGGATATGACCTGATTGTACGACACAGATATCGGCAGTTACGAATGGACCGGTTCCCCATTTTTCATGGTAGTCCTGTAGGAACTGATATTGCCAGCACAGGGACTTAAAAGTATCCGTCTTCTCGAACTCGGTAAGGAAGTCAGCAGTTACTTCCAGAACGCCAGCCCATTTATGGATCGGTTGATACTTATGCCCGTCCTGACGGCCGAAATAATGCTTTCGCACCTGCGTGGCAGATAGTCCAGGAATGTTCCGATAAGGTTCGATGAAGTCTCGCTCCCACTGGGGGAATGCCTTGAGATACCATGTAGTGGAATCGCGATCACAGCCGACAAGCGTGATCTCGGCATTTTCGATACCGGAGACTGTGAAGGAAACAATTCCTTGCACCGACTTAATCCATTCGGCATCATTATATGGATGGTCTTGAAGAGGATGGATGGAGATTTCTGGATTTGCCGCCCATTCCTCATCCAACCATCTCATAATTACTTGACGGCGTTGATTGTAGGTGAATGGATTTTCGATGTCGCGTGCTTTGAATGCACTGCCAATCAAGACCACTGTATGGTCGTAGTGTTCAAGGCAGTGATTGAGGACGTATTCGTGTCCTCGGTGGAAGGGCTGGAAGCGCCCGATGTAGACTGCGATTTGTCTACGGCGTGTGTTTGCCATTTGAAAGCTCCTTTCGTCTGGCCGGGTTATGTAGGACCACTCTGGTTTCTACAATGTTTATTTACTAGGACGTTTCAGTGGTAACTTCGTCCCGTAAATGCGATTGAAATTGCGGTATGCTTTCTTAAAATCCGAAAGTGGTAGATGGTTTTTCAAAACTGTCTGGCCTTGACGACGTTTGAACTCCCAAGGAGTCCACGCTCCATTAATCCATTGGCGATACTTCACACGTCCAATGAATTTGCCTTCTCGTTTATTGCGACTGATCATGGTTTCTCGATTTTAGGCGAATCATTGGGACAGAGCGGAACCTTATAAAAACTACACGGCACATTTGTGCGGCAAATTATGGATGGCGGTAACGGGATGTAGTTAAATCCTCTGCGCAGATAGATTGGTTCGTGATCTCGTTCCTGCACGTTCTCTATATAGCACACGCTATTACGTTTAATAGCTTCCTCCATTACCACATTAAGTAGTGCATTGTAAAGACCTTGGTGTCGCCGAATAGGATAAACAGCAACGTTTGCTATCACCACAGTTGGATAGTAGCCATCGAGGTCTGGTGTTTTGTAGAACTGGTTGATGCTGCGTAGGTACACCTTGATATCTTCATGCTCGATCCACGCGGAACGGCCGACAACTTCATGGCCGGCTCGAATGAACTCGCGCACTTGAGTTTCGAATGAGAGGGGAAGCATTGCGATCTCCTTATTCGTAGCCAACCACGGTCGTCTTTACGATTGGACGTTTTGGCTCCGCAGTCCAACCTAGGCCTTTACATACGTCGCAAGGAATCTTTTCGTAGCCTACGATTTCATCTTTGAACTGCGTAGAAGCAAAGAAGCCCATGGCCGCGGTAGCTTCACGATCTTCTACCTGTTGAATCTTTGGTTTTCCGTTTATTGTTGCCTCGCCCTTGCATTTAGGGCATTGGTGATGAAGACCCTTAAGGGCCGCATCTTGCTTGATGGCATCGTATGCAGTCAAATGTTCGCTGCCATCGTCAGACTTGTATCGAGTAATCATGTACATGAGATTAGCCTTTTGTTTTCAATTTACTCCAGGTATGTTGTAGGGTTTCTATCAAACGCAACTACCACAACGACAATAATAAGGATGGGAACCCTTAGGAGGTACGAATTGATTCCGCTGACTGGTCTCCTTTAAGGCCAACAGAGATGCTACCAGATCGTGAACGACTTTAGTTTCGGCTAACGAGAGCTTGCGCAATGCCTTCAAGTGGCTACGCTCCAAAGCAGTATATTCTTGATTCTCTGTTTGTGCAGGCCCTTCGCCAAAGCGAAGCCACTGCGCCTCACAGTTGAACAGTACGGCCAGCTCTTGAATCTTAGCCTGAGTAGGAATGGCCTGACCAATCATCCATTTACGAGCAGCGTGCACCGTGATTTCGTCACCTGCGGTGTTATTGTTGTAAAGGCGACTCAGCCTTGTTGGACTTTTAGGTACGCCTGCCCTTACCATTACTTCCGTCAGGCGGGCACTAAAAGCCTGACGTTCATTTGCGCTTATGTTTTCGGGGTTCATCTTTAGGCCTTTCGTTAATAAGGTGTCGTTCCAAAGCCCAGCGAATGGCTTCGCTGAAGGTTATGCCTAGCAGGAATGCCTTCACTGCGATACCACAGGTCACCTCCCATGGGAAACGCAGCTGCACATCCACTTCGTCGGTTTCAAGTACGTTGTTCATGATCGGTCCTTAGAGGAGTTCCCAATTCTTGCGAATGTGGGCAGCGATCTTTTTAAACGAGTACCCGGAGGTATCATTCATGAAGATCAATGAACTACCGAGGAACCTTCCGTCGGATTCCATATGGCCTGAGTCTGTTTTAAAGCCGAACCACTCCTGAACCTTTTTCGGAAGACCGAATTCTTCTCCCAGGAAGCTCATTGGATTTTTCTCTGCGGCTGCGATTTCAGGATGATGCTGGGCGTAGATATTGCAAGCAACTCCCAAAACACAAAAGCAATTCTTCTCATCCCGTAATTGGCCTTTACCCTTTTTGTATTCACCACTTTCCAAGGCGGCGGCCAACATCACTGCACGTTCATAATTCATTATTAGCTCCTAGTAACCTGTCGAATCTAAGGAATTCATGAAAAATCTTTTTACGAGCTTACGAGCGAAGTTGCGCTAACAGATTCAGCGCAACTTCAGCGGTACGGTCTCCTTACCGCGCTTGTACACTTCCTCGGTCGAATCTGTAATAATTGACTTGAAGTCAGAGAGGTTAATCTTCGGATAACCAGCGAGGCTAAGCCACCATCCGTGACCCATAAAGTAGTTATTGCCGAGTGAGGTCGTATAGGAACGCTTCACGTCGATCATGCGGGTCTGGTTGTTCTTGAGTTCCTCACGGAATGATTCTACCGTCTGCTGGATTTTGGTATACATCGCAACATCCACCTGGATGTCATGCTCCTTCAGGAACTGAAGGGAAGCCTTCGAACCATCCTTGCCGTAGCGGCCCTCAATGTTGGCCTTGATGACCTGCGTGTAGTCATCCTTGTACATGCCAGGTACCTGCGCAATTTCCATTACTTTTTGAGTACCTTGGGCGTAGATGTTCTGATTATTTTCGCGGATGGCAATTAGTTGCTGTTCCATTTTGTTACCGTAGCGGTAGGCCCCGGTGTATTGGACCCACACCAGCAGTACGAGGAAAACCAGCAGTACGCTACCTGCGAGGGCGGCGATAAGATTGCTCGAAATTGCACCGTGTTGTTTCTTCATTGGCATTCCCTTTCTAGTTGAGTTAAAAACGACGAGCACCGCGTGGGCTATAACCAGTATAGCTCGAACGATTATTGGCAGTGGACTTAGTAAGCCAAATCCAGAATCCTACCCATGTAACTACTACAATGCTACAAGTAGTACAACTAACCCAGTCTGGTGGGTCAATTTCGGCATCGAGGTAGGAGAAGTCCTTCATGTGTTTCCTTTTGAATAGAGAC